TTTTACATGCCTAAAGCCCGTGCGGTGGCATTGAGTTGATCTGCGGTGCACTTCTTGGCTCTCGAGAGGATTGCCGATCCAATCTCTTCTCGATCAATGTCGAGGTCGTCTGGAAGGCTTGCCACCTCAGTGAGCTTGGCGATCACATCAAGAGCGCAGATGCCCGTGCCTTGAGCACATCGCTTGGTTGTCTTGGTCGCAAACTTTTCGGGGCTCATTGGCCTAGCCTCTTTGATGGATCAGCCACGAGAGGCTTCTCGCTTGGCACCTCCAGCTCTTTCGTGAAGAACAGGTCGAAGGTCTCTGAGGCGTCGGACCAAGACCCGCTAACTAGCTGATAGCCCGCGGTGCCCATATTCTCGAGATGGGCGTTTATATCATCGGTGCCCTTCAATGTCATGTGTTGGTTGTCAAACTGTTTCATCGGTTGCTCCTTCTCCAAAAGTCGTCGTGCCCCTCGCAGCGCCAAAGCGTCCGCATGTAGGGAGATGAATAGATAGGTGTTTGCATGGTGCAGATGCCATCGGCGTTGCGGCTTACGCAGGTATAGGTCGGCGGTGGCTGATAGAGAGCTTCGGTGATGGGCTCGCAGATGCCACTGGCGATCAGCTCTTTCTCAAAGTTGTTTCGGTGGACAGAAGCGACGACCAAGACAACGATCAGAAACGCCACGCCTACTATGATGAGCACGTTGCGCCTGAACTGAGCGTCACGTCTCAATTCACTGCCGAGCTCGCTACCGAACTCCTTGATTTGCCATAAGACATTGGTTTTGTTACGCATTTTATAAATCCTCCGGCGTGATGGTTACTTTGTAGAGACGCCCTTCAACAGTGATATAACCTGTCACACCATTGAAGGTTGTTGAGAACCGACACCCGCGCGGCGCTTCATCGTGGAAGACGGGCGGACGCATCCAAGGGCCTTTCTCTATGGCCTCGCGGATCGTTCGGAATATAGAGAGCGTGTGACCACTCATGCCGCGTCCTCCTCAGAAGTGTGGCCCATGCAGATGAGCGCGAAGCCGATGGGACAATCGCCGTCGTGGCTCCAATCAATGTGAGGCTGATAGAGCTCATTCCTGCGCTTGTCGAGCCGCATCAGATCAACCACGTTTGGCACTGGGCCGTTAGTTATCTCGCCACCCCAAATGATGTCGAACACATCATCCTCGAAGTGGAACATGAGGCCGTTGCGGTGGAGCATGTCCACGAACGCCTTCGCTGTTGGAAGGTCGGTGATCGCCTTGCGGAAGATCGCGAGGTCGGGTGTAGAAAGACGGGCGGCTAGTGCCATTATTCATCTCCTCCGAGAATGGGTTCAACATTTTGGACGTGACCGCCCATGGAAGTGTGCCAGTCAATCTCTTCCTCAGTGGCAGGTCGGAAGTGACTGATGTTCCCTCGACCGGCATCCAACAGAGCCGCCTGCCTCGCGGTGTCTTCACAAGTGGAACGGTAGATACCAGCGCTGCCGCCGTAGAGTTTGGCGATGTAGTGCAGAGGTTTGACCGGCGACACAAGGGCGGGAACAGGCCTTGCCGCCTCGCAGAGTACCGCCCACTCGCGTGACATAAAAGGGTCGGTGCCATCATACCCGAGGTGGGCGAGAGCGCGGATCGCCTTGGTGGCGTCGTCCACCTCAAAGACCTCGCAGTCCTTCAGTATTTGGCCCCAGGCCCATATCTTCTCTTCTGCAGTAAGTTCGGCGGGCGGTTGACGTGTCATGCTGTGTTCCTTATCTGACGTTGTTGTAAATAGAATATCGCGATCGGGCGGAGTGGTAAACCTGTATTCAACTCTCGCGTTGTCGACCAAGACAATCTTTCTTTGCTGGTCGAAAAGCGGCGGGACGGTCGGCCTCATGGCATTAGCTTGCGCTGGTTTTGCGATTGGCCTAGTTCCGCGTCATAGCGACTTCAATCGTCAAGGCGTGCACCCTGAACCCCTCATAGAGCGTGTCGCGGTGATGGAATAATGGCTGAACAAAGGGATTGGCGCACTGTATTGGCTAGAAACGGCTGCGCCAGTAAGCTTTTGGCTATGTCGCGAAAAGCTCATAGCCACGGCAAAGCTTAATAAAAACAACGCCTTAGGCCTGAAAATGCTTTTTGACTACGAAAACGAGCCGAAACTTTTATTGTGCATGTGCATGTGCGAGCGTATGTGTGTGCGTATAAGTTTATTAAATTGTTGTAGCCAAAAGACAAAAGAGAGAGTAAGTGCTTGTTTTCGTTAAATATCTCGGTGGCTATGAGCTTTAGCCCTCTCGCAGCCAAAAGACAAAGGGACAGCCAAAAGTCATATTCGGTCAACGAAAACAAGCACTTAGCCAAAATCAAGCGCTATGATGGAAACTATTGGTCGACCTGCCCAACAGTCCCGTCTACAGCATCAGGAGGATGGTAGCGCTTTAGGCCCAGCCCCTACTCCTTTACCTAGCGACACCGATTTACCCGCGGCTTGTCCTCCGGCGAAGGCTGCTCCGTTCTTCACCTTGGAACCTTTATCCCCGCCAGTGACCAAACCGCTCACCAGGGTCTTCACAAATTCTTCCACGGTGGTGTCTCGAGCGATCACAAGGTCTGAACCCGTGGAGCGATCAAGTTCGGGGCGCGCAGAGTTGAGCGAGGCTTCCAATTCGCGGATGCGCTGATAGACGGCAGAGGCGAAGCCCACGAGATAGGACGTGCGCTCAGAGTTGACAGATAACCCGCTAGACCCTTGCTTGGCTGCATCCAAGAGATGGCGGAGTAACCAAGTTGCTTGGTCGACATCGCTCCTATATCCAGCGTAAGTGATCCTCTTGCGATCTGATCTTTTGCCCGAGGCGGTGAGTAGAACATCGTACCAACACTGAGTGCCTGTCAGGTCCGAGATGGCCACCATGATTGATTGGCAGACAATCCAATCAAAGCGTGTTATCTCGTGAGAACCCGCAGCAAGATCAGGGCGGGATGCCATGATACTTTCGCGGGTGATACCTAGCTTGGCCATCAGCTTTGCGGCTTTGGCTTGAGTGGCTTTCACCTCAGCTTCTGTGCGCCCTTCTGTTTCAAGCAGGGCAGTAATAATCTCTTTCATGCGATCGTCAGACATGTGGGTCTCCTCAGTCTTCGTGGTGATATAGAATTGATTGTCCGGCTGGCGGTATCTCAGGCAGGACGAATGGGATTGAGTTGCAAACGCTTCCAGGGAAGAAGGTCAAGCGGATACCATTGACAAAGATCACTCCCACGAATAGGAGAAGCGCTATGACTGCGACTTGTTTCATGTAATACCTCGGCTAGCTGTTTCCATAGTCCCCCGAGCGTGTGTGTTCGTTCTGAAACACGCTCGGCGCAGTCGGTTCGGCGTTATCAGGTCGAAGCCGTCGAACGCTCTTGAACGACGATTGTAAAGTCAGGGGTGCCTTCGTTTGATGGATCAATCCAGTAGTCAATCTGCGTGTATTCCAACACGTGGTCAGGTTGCTCTTCCATGATGCCTTTGGGTGTGCGCTTGGCAGATAGGACTGACTTGATGTCTTCGAACGTGGGCTTGAAGAGGGATGGCTCGTCTGGATCATCGTCGTACATGCCTCCATCCATCAACTCATCAAATTGCTCGCGGGCTAGTTTCTCAATTGCCTGCTCGCAGTAGTTGAGGCGGACGAATGCGCACTGAGGGGAGGCGAGGATATTCATCGCCGTGGTTGCGTTCTCGTGACGGAACGATGGATCGTCACACTCTGCCTCTGCTGTCCAATAGTCACAGACGCCATACAGAAATACTCGGTGGGTCATTGTTTTGCTCCTTCTCTCTATTTGTATCTTGGATCGCGTCTGATGCGAACCTCTATTCATCTTCTGTGGTAGGCGTTGGACACATAGTTAGTCCTCACCTGAAAAATTGCGCCGCCAACGTTGATGGTCATCTCTAGCATACGCGCTACCAACAGCAAGCAATACTGGTTCAATTCCTAGTCCAGCAGACTGCCAGCACGCCAGCAAGACCTACTAGCGTTGGCGAAATCCGCCCGTGTCGCTAGCGCCAGCCCAGCTGAGCGGCCATCCCTGATTGCAGGTATTCGTTGCTCCAACCGCCAGCAAAGAAGATGTGCCGATCAGCGTCGCGGGCTTTCTCGAATTCCAATTGCCAATGATCCTGGGCTGGACTGTCGTCGTCCTCTGGGCGTTGGCCATATTCCTCATAGAATGCCGCCAGTGGGTCGCTCATCTCAACGGCTGAGACAACCTCTTGCATTGGCCACGACGGTTGAGTGGCGATCATGATCGTGGGATCAGCTCCTTCGTCGCCAAGTTCTTCTTGCATCTCTTGCAGGTGCGCGATGAGTTCTGAGAGGGTCATGATGTCAATCCTTTATAAATGGCCCACACTTTGAGGGCGAGCAGACCAAAGCCTGCGATTAAGATGATGGCGTCAACCAGCTTTGATGACTTGCCATAGATTTTGTTTGCCAGCGGAGCTGTGTTCCACTTGCCCCACGCTTCTTGAGCGCGGAGACGTTCTTTCATTTGCTCACGTGTCTCAGTCATACTGACACCACGTAGATTGGTTGAGTGCCTGAGCGATCAACGTAGAGGCCTGCAGGAGCAGCGAGGTAAGTAAAGAGCCTTGTGCTCAAGGCGCGTTCCTCATCTTCAAGGCCTGCGTAGCCTGCTTTGTCAATGGCGCTGCGAAGCTCATGCTCATAGAGGAAGCCATTGGTTAGCTCAGCATCATCTGGAACAATGGATAGTTGGTCTTTCAACATACGTGCGTGCATGGGTCATCTCCTTTGTGTCTGTCCGTCAAAAGACCTGGTAGGCCCTTTGAGGGACAGACCGAGGGTATCCTCGATCTGTTCCGTTGGTTTACGCCAGAGGATCAGCAACCTTGTCCTCTTCAACAGCGACCGCTTGGGTCTCGTTGGTCGTCGCGGGCTCCTCAACTTTGGCCTTCACGGTTTTCTTGCGAGGGCGGATAGGCATTTTGACGTTGGCGTCAGAGTTCAACTTGGTGTTGTACCAACGCAGGCACTTGACCGTCGTGTTGGCCTCAGGAAATTCCGCGAGGACCTGATCCAACACGTAGTCGTAAGGGTGACCAATCTTGTGGCCGTCTGCGTTGGTCTCTGCCACCTCAATCAAGAGGGCCTCAGCGACTTCGCGGATTGTTTTTCCGCGGGTCTTCCGCATGACCTGCGCCACAGTGGCGACAAGATCATCCTTGCGACCTTTGAAAGACTTGATTTTCGCATCGTCCTCGACGTGTTCATTGTGAAGGGCGACAAGTTCTTTGATGGTCATTGTTTCGATAGTGGACATGGTGTAGTTCCTTTTGTTGTGAGACTGTGTGTCTCTGTTGATAGGTATAGAATGTCATGTTCTCCATACCTTGTAAACGGGAAAGTCGCTAGTGTTGTTGACGTTTCGCTTCAAGTCCCGATCAAAGCCCACCCACAGAGATGGGCTTAGATCGTGGCTTAGAGCCACTTGAGAAGGCCCTCCCAATCATCAGTGGCAAGGGAGCCATTCTCTTCTGTGATGCACCCATCGGCGTCACATCCAATCACCCAAAAGCGATGGCTGTTTGGGTCCTCACGTTGGTAGGATGCAGCATAGTCGATGAAGACAAACCATCCATTGTTGGTGTTGAAAGAAGGGCATCCATCGTTGTGCCATGAGACATCTGTCCACTCAGGTGGGATTGACGGAAGAGTGGACTGATCAAAATCGGGGTGGCTATCCGCCATCTGAGGGAAGGCGATTGTGGTGTCAAGATGAGTAGTCATTGGTTTACCTTTCGAAGTGTTCCCACACAGTGTTGAACCGTGTTAGCCATTGCAGCTGCTCTGCTGAGAGGCCATCACTGAGGCGCAACTCAAGAGCATCGATGTGAGGTAGTTGGTTTTGTTCACACCATTGTTGGTATATCTCAGTGAGCCTCGTTAGCATCTTGTGTTTCCTTTGTTTGTTTTGTTATTCTCAGCTTCTATAATTAGAATACATTATTGGATTGGAGTTGTAAAACTTTTTATTGGAATGCTTCAGCTGGATCACGAACGTGTGAGTTGGATGTAGCAATCGGTATGCAGTGGGGGTAGAGCCCAGCCACACTGGATGTAGGGGCGCCCGGAGGTATTTTCTCGCAGGTATGAAAGATTTGAAAAGTTGGTAGGGTCCAAGCCTTATTGTTCCAATACAGTTGTAAGCCTAAGCGCTCAATTCGCCTTGGAGCCTTTCCAAAAATATAAAAACAGCTGTGGGACATAAAAACCGATGCTGGGAGCAGCTAATGTTGGTATACGTCTACAACATGATGAGGCACAAAGGTGTGACAGCAATTCAAATCAACAGGCACCCCGAAATGGCAATGCACCGACCCTCCACACAGCCCACAAAGCCAGCTCACAACCAGAAGCGTTCCCCTGAGAAGCTTGCTCAAGTGATCGTGGAGATTGCTGACTGCGGGAACATCTCTGAGACCGCCCGTCGTTGTGGCATCACGCCCTGGTTGATGTATTACTGGCAGCGGCGATCCCAAGATGGTTTCCCGGGATACACTGTTGACATGGGAGGGGTTGACGATGATGGACAACCTTTGGTCGCAGAGTTTCATGAGGCTTGGGACGCAGCTCTGGAGATGTCCAGTGATTACCTGGAGAAGGAGATGCAACGGCGCGGTGTCGATGGGTATGAGGAACCCGTTGTGCATAAAGGCATTCAAGCGTTCGTGCGCGATCCTGATACTGGCGAGCTTGAGCGCGATGCGGACGGCAAACCCATTCCTCTTACAATTCGCCGCTATAGCGATCGGATGCTTGAGGTGCTCATCAAGGCCCGTCGCCCTGAGAAGTTCCGCGAGAACATCAATGTGCAGGCGCACGTTACTGGTGGCGTTCTGGCAATTCCGCATAGCGATCAGGCCAACCTGAGCGCTGATGATTGGGCCGCACGCTTCAAGGATAACGCCGACGGCAAGACGATTGAAGGCACACCTGTCTATCCAGACGAGGTTGACCGTGCAGCTACCGGACGAGAACCGGAAACTGGGCAACCGTCCGTTCGTGCGCTTATGGAGCAGAAGATCATGCGAGCGGCTGAGGAGCAAGACCCTGAGCTGGAAGCGCGGGTTGCGGAAACGACCAAGCGCGCTATGGAGAAAGCGCACAGTCTTCATCCAGAGGGTGCACAGTCAGGTCCACGCGGGGCAGAGTACGATATGAAGCCAGGGATCAAACCTCACGAAATGACACCAGCTGAATTGGCGGAGACTGACATTGACCCACTTGCCTGATATTACCGTTGAACAGGCCCTCGCAATTCTGCTGCAAGACGCGGAACTTGCTGAGGGCCCAACTACTCGCTCACCTAAGCCTCTTGAAGCGTTGGTGGGTATTGGTAAAGACAATTATGCCATTATTGCTATCCAGCAGGAAGATTTGGATGCTCTAAACCTCTTAACTGCGGAACGTCAGCCCAGTGCAGAGACCCGTGCGAACGTGGTTTCCCTTAATACCGGTCAAGCAAGCACGGACAAACCCTCAGTTCCGGACTTGCGGTCTGCTGAACAGAAGCAAACGCTACTTGAGATGGTTGAAACGCTGCGAGAGCATGTGGAGAGTGGCAGGGCGCAGTCGATCGCGATGGTCGCCGAGCTTGATGAAGGGGAAACCTATTCTGACTTCTACGGCGGGTTCAATGCAACACTGATTGGTGGTGTCGCCTATCTTCAGCATAGGATGATGACTGTCTAATGGGCGTACCTTTCGGAAATTCAGAAGAGATGAAAATCGGTGCAAGTCGCATCGAGTGGCGGAAAACCGCTGAGGGTTTGCAGGCGTATGCTATCAAGCCCAACGGTCGAGCTGAACAAGTTGTATGGGCTCCGCAACCTGGATCGCAAGAGGCGTTCCTGAGTTGCCCAGTCACTGAGTGCCTTTATGAAGGAACTCGTGGTCCTGGGAAAACAGATGCGCTGATTATGGACTTCTGTCAGGAAGTTGGTAAAGGTTGGGGCGTAGAATGGCGAGGCGTGATCTTCCGGAAAGCCTATCCGGACCTGCAGGATATTATCGAAAAATCCCGCAAATGGATCCCTCGCATTTGGCCAGAGGCAAAGTACAATGAGACCAAATCTTTCTGGGAATGGCCCTCAGGCGAAAAGCTCTATTTCCGACAGTTTGCTAAGGAAGCAGATTATTGGAAGTATCACGGCCACGCCTATCCTTGGATCGGCTGGGAAGAACTTACGACATGGCCTAACGATAAGTGCTTCAAGTCCATGTTCTCCTGCCTTCGATCAACTAAAGTGGGAATGCCTCGCCGGGTACGAGCCACCACCAACCCGTATGGCGTCGGTCATAACTGGGTCAAAGCCCGCTATTGCCTCCCAGTTAAAAAGGGAGAGCTCATCGGTAAGCTCATCACTGACAGCCGCGACGACAGTGGAGAACTTGAGCTTCCCCGGGTTGCAATTCATGGCTTCTTGGACGAGAACAAAGTCCTCCTCACTGCTGATCCCAACTACAAGAGCAATATCCGTACTGCGGCACGGAACCCGGCTGAATTGGCCGCTTGGCTCGATGGCTCTTGGGACATCGTCGCTGGCGGCATGTTTGATGATGTATGGTTTGAGGGCAAAGATCACATTCTTCTGGAACCCTTCCCAATTCCGTCGTCTTGGCGGATTGATCGCAGCTTCGACTGGGGATCGTCTGCACCGTTCAGTGTTGGTTGGTGGGCCGAAAGCGACGGGACAGATTACACTGACGCCTTCGGGCATCGTCGCTCAACTGTACGAGGCGATCTATTCCGAATTGCAGAGTGGTATGGCTGGACAGGCAAGCCCAACGAGGGTACTCGTCTGCTAGCGGGTGCGATTGCTCGCGGGATTGTCGAGTATGAGCTGGAAATGGGATGGCGCAATGAAGGACAACGGAAGTGGTGTCGCGTACGACCTGGCCCTGCCGATAATTCAATCTTTGATGATGAGCAGGGACGAGCCAAGGATGACCCAAACGCCCGGAGTAAGGCTACTGATATGGCACAGCCCGTGCGAATTGATGGAGTGCTGTATGCTGGCGTCCAGTGGGATTACTCTGACAAATCTGCCGGTTCCCGCGAACAGGGCTGGGAGCAAATGCGCAAGATGATGAAGATGGCGGTTCCACCAGAGAAGCGTGATCCTCCTGAAGAAGGCCTGCGTGAGCAACCTGGGCTATTCATCTTCAATACTTGTGACCAGTTTACCCGCACCGTTCCGTCACTGCCTCGGGACGAAAAGAAGATGGATGATGTAGACACTGATGCAGAAGATCACATCGGTGATGAATGCAGGTATCGTATCCGGAAGAAACGGCGTACCGTCAAATCCGGGCGCACCAGCGGACATAATTAAGGGACCATCAACATGGCGGTTGACGCAAAACATCCTCTATTCACGAAGTTCCTTGAGGACTGGACACAGATGAGCGACACCTATGAGGGTGAACGCACTGTCAAAGCGGCAGGGACAACTTACCTGCCCGCAACATCAGGCATGATTGCTGATGGCATGGACAACGAGAACCAGCCAGGCATGAAGGACTATAATGCCTATCGTACGCGGGCTCTCTACCATGATTTCGTCAAGGACGCGATCACCATGATGGTTGACATCATGCATCGCAAACCCGCTCAGATCAAACTGCCCGCGAAGATGGAACCGCTCCGTGAGAAGATCACGGCCGAAGGGCATTCGATTGCCACTCTCATGCGTCAGATTTCATTTCACCAGCTTCTTCACTCTCGTTACGGTCTCTTGGTCGACGTGCGCAGTGGGCAGGGACCGACTGCGCTTCCCTACCTGGCGACATACAAAGCGCCCACGATCATCAACTGGGACGCAGGTAAGCGGGAAGAAGATCAATCCGACCTTGATTTTGTTGTGCTGGAAGAAAGCGAAAGTGAACGGACTGGATTTGACTGGCAAGACCAGGACAAATACCGCGTTCTGCTGGCGCCAAATAGTCCACTTGCCCAAGAGCTTCAAGCGAAGGGTAGCGGCGACGGGTTTTGGAGCATTCCAGTTCGTGGTAAGGACGGCACTCTTGCAGGTGCTGAACAGTCTCGGCCGCATATTGGTGGCAAGGCCCTCAAGTACATTCCGTTCACCTTTATCAACGCGGGTGACCTCGAGAGCGAGCCTGAACCGCCCATTCTGATTGGCCTGTCCAACCTGACCCTTGCGATCTACCGTGGAGAAGCAGACTACCGTCAAACGCTGTTTGCTCAGGGTCAAGACACCCTCGTGATTATCGGGGCGCAGATCAATGATGAGGACGACGATGATACTCGCGTTGGAGCGGGTGCAAAGATTGAAGTTCCCCTTGGCGGCGACGCCAAGTATATCGGCGTGAGCGCTGAAGGTTTGAGCGAGCAACGCGAGAGCCTCAAAGCGGATAAGGAACAAGCGGCTGAACGGGGCGCGCGTCTACTGGACTTCGGCGACACTGCTCGCCAGTCTGGTGACGCCTTGCGCATCCGCGTTGCTGCTCGGACCACTACCCTGCGCACGATCGCAATCAACGGCGCTGACGGGCTTCAACGCTCTCTGCGTCAAATGGCTGAATGGATTGGTGAAGACCCTAACCAGGTTGAAGTCGAGCCCAACCTTGACTTTACAGACGATGCCTTCACAGGTCAGGACGTCCTGGAATATATGCAAGCCAAAGCAATGGGCGCTCCGCTCTCGCTGCAGACGATCCATGCCAATTTCCGCAAGAAGGACTTGACAGACAAAACCTTCAAAGAAGAGATGGATTTGATCGAAGGCGAGAAGTCGCTGACAATGGGCACTGTTCTTGATCCCAAAGCAAAAGACGAAGGCGAGGATACTGGTGAGCCAAAAGACCCGCGCCAACAGTCTGACGACGATACCCCTGGCCCAAACAAAACCACGGATAACTGATGGAATTGTTTGACACCCTTTTCGATAGACTGGTAATGCATCAAGTTCGCTTGATGCAATTATCAATTCTATACCAGGCACAAGCGCAAGCAGAACTGGATAGCGCCGAACCAGAGGTCAATACGATTGTCACTGGATTGGCGGCGTATATCCTTTCTGTCGGTGGACTTCGTGCGGATGACAGAGTAGCAGCAGCTCGTGTCGACCAAGCAGTCGCTGACATCAGGGCGGCACGGACACAAGCCTACACAGGGGCGTTCAATACTATTTCATCGCGTATGCGTGAAGTGGCGAGATACGAGCTCCAGTTCATGTCCGCGGCGATTAGGCCTCACGCCAATATCAATCTGCCTGTATTGCCCAGCTTGGATACAACTGAGGTCATGGGTCATTCGCTCGGCCGGTGGCAAACACGCTTGCTCGACAACGATATGAACCGCCTCTCGCAGGCTGTGCGGCTCGGTGCACGTCTCGGCACATCTGAGGCAGACTTGCGAGCAACGCTTACAGGCCATTCCAGTTACCGAGGCGCCGACGGACTAGTGGCAACCAGCCGAAACGAGCTGGATACCCTGGTTCGAACCGCCACAAACGCATTCTCCGATTTGGCTCGCGTTCAGATCAACTTGGAGAACCCGCTTATTGGTAAGGAGATTTACGTTGCCATCCTTGACTCCCGAACTACAGACACTTGTCAGAGCCTCCATGGATCAATTCATGGGCCAACTGACGGACCAAGGCCTCCTGTCCACTGGTACTGCAGATCGATTAGGATGCCGTTGGTCGGTGCCGCCAATCCCACAATCCCCACTTATCGGGAGTGGCTCCGTCGAATTTCTGCAGCCGAACGGCAAGAGGCGCTCGGAAGAGCACAAGCTTCAGCCTTCGAACGGGGTGATCTTTCAATTGACCGTTTCCGCGAGCCAAACTGGCGTGGGATCGACATAGAGACGTTGGCACGGCGTGAAAGCCGGGTCTTCGAAGATGCTGGAATGGATGTGCCATTTCAGCAATAACTGGTCCATGAGGGCCGAGGTGCATGGCACCTTCATCTGAGGAGATAAAAGATGAAACTTAAACTCAAGTATGGCAGCAAAGCAGACATTCCTGAGGGCTTTGCAGCTCTCTACACTGAGAAGGATGGCGAATGGCATCTGACTGGTGTTGAAGGCATGAAGACTTCCGCTGACACGGACAAGTTGTCCAAATCCTTGCGTGAAGAACGGGCTGCCCACAAAGCGACCAAAGACAAACTGGCGAAGCTTGGTGGTGAAGATGTCGACATGGACGAACTGGTTGAGAAGCTGGATGACTACGACGACATGAAGGCGCGCTTGGATGCAGGCGAGGGCGGCAAGGTCGATGAAGACAAGCTGGAACAGATGGTTGAAGCCCGCGTAAACCGCAAGCTGAAGCCCGTTGAGCGCGAGCGCGATCAGCTGAAGTCAAAGAATGGCGAACTGGAAGCTGAAAACTCCACGCTGAAAGGCACCATCTCGACAGGCACGATCGAAGGCGAACTGCGGAAACTGGCAGGCGGTGAGAAGGTTGTGGACACTGCGCTGGACGACATCCTGTTCATCGGCGCCAACCTGTTCGAAGTCGCTGAAGACGGCGCGATCGTCGGCAAGGCTGGCGTACGCGGTATTGAAGAGGGCACAACTCCTGACGTCTGGATGGCGGATATGAAGGAAAAGCGTCCTCACTGGTGGCCTGCTTCTGAAGGCGGTGGCGCTGGCGGCGGTAAGGGTGATGGCAACGGCGTCGCAAACCCTTGGACTGCAAGCGGTTGGGACATCGACGCACAAGCGGCGTTGGTTCGTACCGATCGGGCAAAAGCACAGCGCCTGGCGCAAGCTGCTGGTTCGTCCATTGGTTCTGTGAACCCACCGAAAGCCGCTTAAACGTTGGCTTACGACGCGGGCTACCCGCGTCATATTCAAAACATCGGGCGCGCAGGTATGGGCTTGCGCGCCTTTCTTATAGCCTGGGACATGGTGCCTAAGACTATTCAACCGAGCTGGCCATGGTGCTCGGCTCCGGTCAGATCAACCCATCGGATCAGAGCCATCAAACAAGGAGACCTTCCATGGCTGTTACCAAAATCTCGGACGTCGTAGTCCCAGAAATCTTCACACCCTACAAGCAGCAAAAGACTGAAGAGCTTTCCGCTTTGATCCAGTCTGGCGTCGTTGCCCGTGACGAGGCGATCGACAACATGCTTGCTGGTGGGGGCCTTACCTTCAATACACCGAGCTGGAAAGACCTCGACAACGATGAAGAGAACGTCTCTTCTGACGACGACGGCACCAACTCGACGCCGAAGAAAATCGGCACCAGCACTGAAATCTCTGTGCGCCTGTCGCGTAACCAATCCTGGAGCGCAATGGATTTGGCTGCTACCCTGGCGGGTTCCAAGCCAATGACTGCCATCGGCAACAAGGTTGGCGGTTACTGGACACGCCGCTTGCAGGCAATGTTCGTTGCTTCCATGCAGGGCCTGTTTGCTGACAACGACGCCGCGCCTTCTGGTTCCGAGCACGCGCAGAGCGATCTGTCCAACGACATCTCTGGTGCATCGTACTCGGCTGGTGTGACTGACTTCTCCGCCGAAGCCTTCATCGACGCTGCTGTCACCCTGGGTGATGGCGCTGAGAGCGTGACCGCGGTCATGATGCACTCCATCGTGTTTGCGCGTGCCCAGAAGAACAACTTGATTGACTTCATCCCTGATGCGACAGGCATGATCGAAATTCCGTTCTTCCTCGGCCGTCGCGTGATCGTTGATGATGGTTGCCCGAACCCCGCTGGTTCCGGCGCTGCTCAGACCGCATCGGGCATCTACCACACATGGCTGCTTGGCGCTGGTGCTGTCCGCTACGGCGTTGGTTCTGCTGAAGTCCCAACCGAAACCGATCGCCTGCCTTCCGCAGGTAACGGCGCCGGTCAGGAAGTCCTGCACGACCGCGTTGAATGGTGTCTGCACCCTGTTGGCCACGCTTACGTTGGTACGCCTCCGAATGGCGGTCCTTCCAACGCGGCAACGTCCAACAACCTGGCGAACGCTGGGTCCTGGCAGCGGGTCTTCCCTGAGCGCAAGCAAATCAAGATTGCTCGCCTCATCACTCGCGAGAGCTAAGGTCGAACCTGAGGGGCAGCTTCGGTTGCCCCTTTCAATATCAACCTTGGCTTTAAGGAGAACCCCATGACCAAGGGACTTCAACGCTCTCTGAGCCGCGGACCCGCGCAGGGCAAATCGATCATCAAAGAAACGCTGGTTGTCGATACCACCGTGACTGTCTCCGCGACAGGCTCGGCTGTCGGCTATGGTACCGCAGTTATCGGCGACTTCCCTGAGGGCTACGTGCTTCTCCTGGGCGGTACTGCTCTGCTGGAATTTGTCGGACCCACTTCTGACGACCTCGGCGATACCTGGGAAGGCGACTTCGGCATTGGCATCACGCCTCTTGGCGACGCGACCATCTCGGGGGCCGATGAATACATTGTTCAGGAAACGGCCGTTGGGCCAGCGGTTGCTGAGGCGATCGGCCAAACCTACGGTAAATCCGCAGGTCAGGAGTTGTTTGTCAACACCGACAATTCCAAAGAACTGAACCTTAACCTGCTGATTGACGCTGCCAACATTGGTGACGACACTTCGGTGGACATTGCCGTCACTGGCGTTGTTCATCTCGTGTACGTCATGATGGGTGACGACGGCTAACCGGTTGGGCCGCTCTAGGGCGGTCCAATCTCCAACCTTTTGAGGAGCAAAAGATATGGCTACGAACGAAGACATTCTGGCGGCGGTTACCCAGCTTGACCCTGCCAACGACGAACACTGGACTGCTGACGGGCAACCACGCCTCGACGCCGTTGAGAACCTGCTGGGTTCTGATACGTCCCGCAAGGCTGTTACCAACGCGGCACCCGAATTCACCCGGGGACATGCACAGTCGTTGGTCGACGATGAGCAGGACGAGGAAACTGCTGGCCCAACAGAAGAGGTTACTGATACCCCTCCTGCGCCAGTGACTGATCCAGATGCTGTTGAAAACGATGAAACCGCCGGCGACGACACGCAGTCCGAAAGCAACGATCCAGTTGCGAACGAGGACGACGATGAGGTCGGTGACGATACGGCAGCAGTCGACGGTACACAGAACGAAGGCGACGATCCACTCGCTACCGGGCCGGCTGAGCAAGAAGCTGAAATGGACAACGACATCCAAGAAGCGGAAGACAAAGTCCGGGCCATTCGCGAGCACCTCGATCAGGGCAAGCTCGCTCTGGAAGAAGCGGAAGAAGATTTGGCTGCGGCACGCGATGCCAAGAACCAAGCTTTCCCGCCTTTGTCACCGGCTGAAGCAATTCAGGAGTTCCAGCGCAATGAGCTGCGCAAACGGGCTGCGGCACGTGGGGATGGCAAAACTGTTTCCGCTCTTGATCAGGCCCTGACGGGTCGTCGCAAAGCACGGCCACGGGGCATTGTTCCAGGCGCCACTAAGGAGTAAACTGAATGACACGAACTGCCACTTTCCAAAGCCCGTTGCCGGTTCGTGCCAAGCTTCAGGCATCTCTCCATGCCAATCGTAAACGCACAAAGGGGCGCCGTTATTATACGGCGCCTCGAGCGTTGGGTTGGACAGGCAACGCTATCACGCCTACCTTCACAAAAACAGAGGGCACTTACAAGTCGCCCGTAAATCCACGTACCCTCGTTGATCCAGCTATCTGGACAGGCGAGGCTTTCTACGTTGCGGCATCCAGCGGCAACAGCGGAAACGATGGGTCGGATTTTGAAAACGCCTTCAGCACCATTCATGCGGCGATCACCGCGGGCAACGCAACCAATGCCCCGTTTTGCATCTACGTTGACGCCGACGAGGAGTTGAACGAGAGTTCCTTCTCGAGCAACGGGAATGTCGCACCAACAGAGAACTTCGCCCTGGTTGGTGTATCTGGCGCACAAGAGCGGGCTGTTTACGTCTCAGGTCCTCCAGTCGCTGACGTCACATGGACGTTGGACAGTGGCACCATGTACACGACAGCGGAGTCCGCGACCAAGCGTGTTCTGAACATGTCAGAGCTTGACGCCTATGGCTTGCCAACGGATTTGACTGAAGTCGCAGACAGCGCCACATGCGCCGTAACCAACGACAGCTATGCGGTCGATGGCTCAACTGTTTATGTCAACATTGGCGAAGACCCTGACGGCAAGCTCCGTGTCCTGCGGAACTTCAACACTGCGGGCAACTGGAACGCTGAAGTTGACATTTATATGGAAAACTTCGAAATCTGGGGTGGTGGCACTGGCTGCTTCAGCTTGGATAGCAACGTCGATCGGAACGTGATTGGACAGAACGTTCGCTTTATGGCACCCGCTTCCGCCAACAAAGGCTCCTCGCCTAAAGATGCAATGACCATCCAGAATTCTGGCGGTTTGGTTGCCTTCTTCAATAGCGAGGCGAGCATGGGGCATAAGGACGGTTGGAACTTCCACCACAACACCGACACCAATCCGATGTTTGTCCTGCTGCTCAGCTGTGTTGGTTATCGCAACGGGGCTGACAGCGACGGGTCTTCTAACAACTTCACGACCCACGATGATATTGTGGCGATCGCAGTTGGGTGCACATTCAGTGAGGCCTATTACGGGACAGACGTCCACTGTATCCAGGAGACACGAACTTGGTTGGCAGACTGTGCTGTGGTTTCCCGTGACGGCGACGGCTCCTCAACCTGCTATCAGTGTTCAGCGGATGCCTTCATGTGGATCGAAGACAGTTCAGCGGATGCCCAAGACGGCGGCTCAACCAACTATGCCATCGAGGCGAACGGTGGAACAGTCAAGACCCGTAACTTCGCCGTGATTGCTGGCGACATCTATGCCTATAATGGCGGAAGCATTGGAGCGTTTTAATGGCCTTTACACCAGAAGACGGAACAGGACTGACAGGCGCCAATGCTTTCATCACCACGACCTTTGCAACGGACTACTTTGCAGAGGAAGGCAACGCTGACTGGGCAGCTCTCACGAGCACTCAGATGGAGCAGGCTATTGTGAAAGCCACCCGTTACATGAGCAAACGGTTTGGGACGCGGCTTAAGGGCCAAATCTCTTCGTCCACTCAGGGCGTTGAGTTCCCACGTGACTACCTCTATGACGAACGTGGCGTTCTCATTGAGGGTGTTCCGACAGCTTGGGGCCAAGCCTGTGCGATCTATGCTCTCGCGTCGACAACCAATCCGCTGATCCCTGAAGTGATCTATCCGGTCGCAGACGGAGCGCCAGTTCCGTTTGGCAAGGTTCAACGTAAGCTTGAGCGCGTCGGGCCCGTCACAGAAGAAACCTACTATGCGACTTCGGGAGCCAACGCTTCCAAAGTTTCGTCAGGATCATCGTTGGTCGACAACGATAGAATGGTGCAATATCCAGAGGCTGATTTGCTTGTGGCTCCGTTCCTGCGTCGCACTGGAGGGACTACACGATGAGCCTAGGTGCGCGCCTCCAAAAGACTGCAGCCAAGCTGATCGACAAACATGGCGATAATGTCACCATTACCATGCGAGCAGCGGCGCCTGTACGAGACGCGGCAAAACCTTGGCGTGGTTCTACAGGCACAGTCACCACCTCGGTGAAAGCGATCCAGTATCCTTACGAGGAAGAAGAAATGCCCGACGCAACAACGCGCCAGGGCTCTTCGCGCTTTATCATTGCTGAGAACGACACTGCTGGCACAAGCCAGTTTAGCGCTGTTGACTTGACAACTGCCACCGACTTGGAAGAAGCCGATGGCGGGGTCTGGAGCATCAACTTGATTGAAATCATTGAGCCTGGTGCGGAGCGTATCCTCTACCTTGCCCACACGGAGAGATAAGATGTCCTTGACCCGTGCAGAAGCTCGAGACGAAATGCTGGCGGTGGTTAACACCGCCCTAACTACTTATGACGCAGGCTTCAAAGTCATTTGGTATGACGATGATAGCAAGAAGCGGGATAAGGGTCGTGAGGCCAGAGCAGAAGTGGGCGTTTACCACACTGCAGGCGGCCAAGCAACAATGGGCGAAAAGAACAATCGGACGTTTCGCCGGTATGGGTACGTCGAAGTACTGGTTTACACCCCTGAAGGTGACGGGTTGACACTGGCCGACGAACTTGCTACGATCGTGCATGACGCCTTTGAAGGGGTGACCACTACTGGTGGGGTCATCTTCAGAAACGTCCGCGCAACCGAGGACGGTAAGTCCGGAACCTCGCGTATCACAAATGTGAGCGCGGACTTTGAGTATGACCAGATCAAATAAGGAGGCCATCCATGGCAACGGTCAATAAACAAGATAGCAATGTCACGGGGCTCCGGTTCTGTGAAGAAACTTCCATCGGTGTGGCAGGTTCTGTTTGGAACCCGCTGGACCCTAACTCCTACAATGACTTCGGTGGGAGCTTTACCAAGACAGCCCGAACCCCTATCAACAACAAGCGTTCGCGCTACAAGGGTGTTCTGACTGACCTGGACAGCGCTGGCGGGTTCAACATCGATATGACGCAGGACAACATCCAGGGCCTCTACCCTGGCTTTGCGTTCTCGACGTTCGTTGAAAAGGGCAACGAGGCCGTCACTTCGGTTTCGGGGACAGCCTACACTGTGGCAGACAGCAGCGACTTCGTGGCCAATGACCTGGTGTTCGCGTCCGGGTTCACCAATGCCGCGAACAACGGCTTGAAAGTGGTTACAAGCATTCCAGGCGGTACTTCTATTGCCGTGTCTGGTTTGATTGCTGAGGGCTCTCCGCCTTCGGCTGCCAAGGTCGTTCGTGTGGGCCACCAATTCGCTTCCGGCGACTTCGAGGTGGACGCATCTGGTGACTTGCCAACCCTGATTACCACGACCAAAGACCTCACCGAACTGGGCCTTGTGCCTGGCGAGCTGATCTTCGTTGGTGGGGATACTGCGGCATCGGAATTCGCCACTGCAGCGAACAACGGCTGGCAACGGGTTCGTGAAACCACTGGCGCAAACGAAGTCGTGATCGATAAGGCTTCCGGCACCATGGTGACTGATGCAGGCGGTTCGAAAACTGTCCAAATCTTCTTCGGGCGTACCCTGAAGAACGAGGAAGGCACGACGATCACCCGCACAACGTATCAGCTTGAACGGACACTTGGTGCTCCCGACGATGCGTCGCCTGCTCAAATTCAATCGGAATACATTGTTGGCGCTGTTCCAAATGAGCTGACAATGGCGATCGATACCGCGGACAAGGTCATGGTTGACATGGGCTTCATGGGTACGGACTACGAGACCCGCGACGGCGTGACAGGCGTGAAGTCAGGTACACGGCCAAGCCTTGCAAACGGCAAAGCCTTCAACACCTCGACCCACGTGACGCGCATTCGTATGGGCTTGGCCAGCGATACCGATGAATATGTGGACGCGATGTTCGCCTTTGTGACGGAGGTTCGGCTTACCCTGAACAACAACATCTCCATGAACAAAGCGGTCGGCAACTTGGGCGCCTTCGATGCGACTGCCGGGACCTTCGAGGTTGGTGGGAACGTGACGGCGTACTTCCAAACCACTGCCGCGCTCGATGCGCTGCGGGCCAACTCTGACGTGACCTTCGACGTTTGTGTGGTGAAGGACAACGCGGGCTTTGCCTTCGATCTTCCACTGCTGTCGCTCGACGATGGTCGTCTGAATGTGGAACTGAACCAAGCGATCACAATCCCGCTGGGCTTGATGGCTGCTGATGGTGCTGATGTGAACTCCAACCTGGATCACACGGTCATGTTCAGCTTCTACGACTACTTGCCTGACGCCGCTGAGGCGTAAGGTTCACCCATCGCAGCGAACGCGATGAACCCCAGCCCGGGCCGCTGTAATGGTGGCTCGGGTCCCACACCATAAATGCTGAGGAGCAAACAATGGCTAAAACTACGAAGAAGAAAGGCGGCGGATACGGTTCTTTCCGCTCTGACCTTGCAGCAGAACAACAGGGCTTGACCCTCGACTACGGCCCATTCCGTGTCACAATCGCTCGTGCTGGCGGCGCCAACAAGTCCTATGAACGGATCATGACGGCGTTGACAAAGCCCTACACCCGCGCGATCCAGACTGAAACCCTCGAGCCTCGCATCTCCACCGCGATCATGCAAGAAGCGATGGCGAAGGCAGTGATTTTGAACTGGGAAGTTTTGGTCGGCGACGACCCCGAGAAGGACGACAGCTGGAAGCAGGGCATCGAAGACCCTGAAACTGGTGACATTCTGGACTTCACTTGGGAGAACGTCTTCGCGACGCTCAAGCACCCTGAAATCCAAAACCTCTATCAAGACCTTCGGGTCCAGTCCGGCAAAGAGGCTCTGTTCCTGCAGACCCGTCGGGAAGAGGAGGGAAACGCCTAACGGCCTATCTGCTCTACTTTCTAGAGCAAGGGCCGACTGAGGAGCAGATCATCAAATTGGCAATGAGGCACAACCAACCTCTACCAGACCCCATTGCCAATGCTCCCACAATGCCGATTGGGCTTGGATACTACTACCTGTGTTTCCAAGAACTCTCATCAGAAAGAACAGACGGCCCGATCCCTGGTTCAGCGATCCGGTCACTATGTCGAGATGAGGGTCTGACCGGTGAGGATGCGGATGATCTTGCTTATCATGTGAGGAACCTAGACAACGCCCTTCGAGCCTTCCGGCAGAAGAAATCAGAGCAAGGAGATAAATGATGGCTGAAATGAGCTCACTTGGACGGACCCTCCGTGTTCGTGCTGCTCAAGTTGGCCGTCATGCTCAAGCTACCCAGCGCCAGGCCACTAAAGTCCTGGCGCGGGAACTGATCCTAGGAACTCCCGTTGATCGTGGTACTGCTCGCTCGAACTGGCAAGTCGGTATCACAGCGAATTCCGCAGGCCCTCGGCCTGCGTACTCGCCCGGTCGGCACCTCGGTATAGGTGAGACACGCAATGCTGCAGCCGCTATTGCCGCTTCAATTGCCGCTGTCGACCGCGCGCCCACAGGGTCAGACCTTTATGTCTCAAACCCTCTGGATTATATTGATGACCTGGACGAAGGAGCATCGCGTCAAGCAGCCCCTGGACTGGTAAGAAGAGCAATTGCTGTAGCGGGATATGAAGTCCGCCGGCGGAAGATTTTTGTGAATGATCGGGGCTAAGGATGCCAACAGAACGCATTGACATTGTGGTATCAGAACGAGGCTCCCGCACTGTAAAGCGGAACCTTGAGGACCTAGCCACTTCAGCTGATCGCGCAGGCGATGAGACCGCCGAACTCCAACGGCGGCTTCGTAACATCTCGCCCACTGCCGAACTTGCTCAAACAATGCGCCAAATGCAGGCACTCCGTCAGGCGATGAACCAAGGTGGAGCAACCTCCGATTGGCCACGTCGTCCTATTCAGGAAGCCAATGCTCAACTGTTCACAGCAATTGGGCGGATGAACACGCTCAAAGCCAACATGCGCGACCAAACACCTTGGGCCGCGACACGTCAGTTTGAACGGGCTGACAACGAACTCGCCAGCATCCAAGCGCGTCTGCGCGCCGTCAATGCTCAAATGGCAACCCAACGCTCAGGACCAACCTCAAGCCTTGCTATCGGACCCCAGCAGCCATTTGGTGGCTATCAAATGCGGCCTCTCACTGATGAGATGGATCGGTTTAATTCTGCTAGTCGGTCTGCAACTGGAACTGCAAACGGGTTGGCGACTGGTGTCAACAACGCGAGCAGTGCAGCCAGAGGCGCCCACAAGCCGTTCATGCTCCTCAATCGGTACGTGGGCGTCTTTGGTGGTCTTGTCGCTGCTCAAGAGCTGATGCAGCTGGCAGACAGCGCCACAGTTATCGCCAATCGGGTGAATGTGGTAAGTGAAAGCGTTGGGGAAGCAGAGCAAGGGCTGAATGCTCTATACGAGATTGCCCGTCGCACCAGAACGCCTATCGAAGAAATGGCAAGTCTTTACCAAAAAGGCATGATGGCAGCTGAAGAACTGGGTGTTAGCCAGCAAGACGTGCTCCGCTTTGTCGAAGCTGTTGGTATGGGCCTTGCGGTTCAGGGCTCTTCTGCTCAGACCGCTCGAGGGGCTCTGATCCAATTGTCGCAAGCTATTGGTACAGATATTGTGCGGGCTGAAGAATTCAACTCGATCCTTGAGGGCGCATACCCTATCGCCCTCGCTGCTGCTCGCGGCATCGACGAAGCTGGTGGATCAGTTGCTCGTTTGCGCCGTATGGTTATCGACGGAGAAGTCTCATCGGAACAATTCTTCAACGCCATTATGTCTCAGTACCCACAGATCGCAGACATGTTTGCTCAAACAGAGCCGACAATCAGCCAAGCGTTCACCGTGCTTCGCAACGAGTTGACGGAATATATCGCCAACTCTGAAGAAGCTCAAGCAATCTCTGAGACCCTGGCAACAGCAATCATCCTCATGGCGGATAACATTGAACCGCTGGCTGACCTCCTGTTCGCTCTTGGCATCGCATGGGGCGTGGCATTCACTGTTCGGACAGCAGGACGGGTTGCTGCAATGGCGGGAAGCGTGGGCCTGCTTCGTACGGGATTGGCGGCGATTGCACCTTTGGTCGGCGCAACTGGACCCGTAGGCGTCGGCTTGGCACTTATCGCTGGCGGCGCATTCCTAGCGTACCAGAACATCGAGACAACCGCTGAGAAGGTCGAACGCCTTCGTGAGGTTATGGATAGCGGCATCACAGCCCTTGACCGATACAACACTGCAGTCCAAACGGCACAAGAAGAGCAGGCTGAACTTGGTGGAGTTATCAACCTCACCACCGAAGCTGTCTTGCGCCAGTCTCGTGCAGAGCTTCAAACATCACTTGGTGCCCTACGTACTGAAATTCGGGACATGGAACGCGACATTGGCGGCGATGGTTTGAACCCATTCAACTTGGACAACATTCGCGCGGCTAAGGGCGAATTGTATGGCATGTTTAATCCCGGTGCCAGCTCGCGACCAGACAATCTTGTCTTCCCAAATGGCGAGCTTGAGCGGCTTTATGACACCCTCACGGCTATCGAAAATGGCACTGGCACGATTGATGATTTTGTGGCTGCAATCCAGCGTGTCCAGGGTGTTGGCCCTGAAGTGGCAGCGGCCTCTGAGGATTTGGCAACTGCCCTGAGCGCGCTACCGGACAACTTGACCGGGACTGTGACTGAACAAGCTCAGCTCTGGATGGACCAAGCAGAAACTCAGCTCACAAACATCGCTGAAACAATTGGCGGGTTTGACGCGGAGATTGCCGCTGTTTCCGAAGCAGCCAGCCTTCCTGAAAAGGTTGAGGCTCTGAACGCTCTGCAGCAAGGGCTCGAGGCGGCAGCGGTTGCTGGTAACTTGGTTCGTAATTCCAGCTGGCTGCTGGACACGGCCACGTTGCTTGATGCACTGCAAGATGCCCGTGATTTGGAACAGACGATGATGGAAGCTCTCGGTGCCAACGCTGAGCGCTTGAATGAGCTTGCAGTGGAAGCGGAACAGTTCCGTGTACCGATCGCAGGTGCTGAGACTTCAACTCAAGGCATCAATGCGCTGGTAAACGAAATCAGCTTCACACCACTTGAAAATGGCGCTCGAGGGTTTGCGGACCAAATGGAGCGTGCGGCCCGGGCAATGGCGCAAATGGGCAACACGTCCATTCAGACGCCATCCGGGCCCTCGATTGTAGAAGCCTCGTACAGCCCTGGCGCTGTTACTCGGGACAACACCGGTGGGCTTGGGCTTATGGAGCTCAACGAAGGCGGGTCGTTCACGGTTGGTGGCACAGGGGGCGTTGATCAGAACCTCGTCGCTTTCTGGGCGTCTCGCGGTGAGAATGTGCTTGTCAGTCAACCTGGTGCAGCGAGCGAAAGCACCGTCGGTGGGATGAACCGGCTGGGTCAATCTCGTGAGTACATCGAGGTGCTTGAAGAAATCAACGGTCAGCTGGATAAGCGGTATGCTTCTCTCACCCAGAGCAATGAAGCTTATGGCGTAGAGCGCGATTTGCAAGATGCGATCAACATTGCCACTGAAAACGGCATCGTTCTTAGCCAGCAAGACATCGCCCTCATCCGCGAGCGTATCGGTGCAATCGGGGAGCTTGAGGAAGAATTCGACCTCATGCAGGAAGCTGGTGACGTCCTGTTCAACAACTTGACTAGCGCCGTCGATACCTTCATTGAAACGGGCAAGTTCAGCTTTAAGGACTTTGCGCGTTCCGTTATTTCAGACCTGTCCCAAATCGGACAAACCCAGTTTTTGACTAACCCGATCAATTCCTTCTTGGGCGGTATTGTGGAAAGCATTATTCCAGGGTTTGAAATGCCTGCGCTTAACGAGGGCGGGTCATTCACAGTCGGTGGCACTGGCGGAGTTGATAAAAACGTGGTTGCCTTCAAAGCATCACGTGGCGAGCGGGTTGATGTAACACCGGCAGGCAAGAACACTGGTGGCAGCAGCAGCACAAACGTGGTATTCAATATCACAACGCCCGATGTGGAAGGCTTCCGTCGTTCCGAGACCCAAATGGCTGCCCGGGCCCAACGTATGATCGCTCGCGGCGGGAGGAACTCTTAATGGCGGATTTTCACGAGACCCGTTTTCCGACAGACATCAGCAGAGGTTCGGCGTCCGTACTTGGGCGCCGAACTGACATCATTACCCTGCGCTCAGGATTTGAGGAACGGAACTCTGTGTGGGCAGACAGCCGTCGTGAGTACGACGCGGGCATGGGCCTCCGCAACATCAATGACCTCTACGAAGTGATTGAGTTTTGGGAAGCACGGCTTGGTTCTCTATACGGCTTCCGGTGGAAAGACTGGGCTGACTGGCGTTCAGGTGCTCCCAATCGGGACATTACTCGTACGGACCAGGCGATCGGAACCGGCAACGGCTCCCAAACAAAGTTTCAGTTGGTCAAAGCTTACACCTCTGGCCCAACTACCTATACCCGCAACGTCACAAAGCCAGTCGAAGACTCCACTATCATCGACGTAAATGGTGTCTTGGTCGACCCTGCAGACTACTCTATTGATACGACCACAGGCATCGTCACATTTGATACCGCACCCACTTCCGGCCACGTTATCAGCGCTGGATTTGAATTTGATGTTCCTGTCCGCTTCATGGCGGACAAGATCAACATCAGTGTGCAAAACTTCAATGCTGGTGAAATTCCCCAGATCGACTTGATCGAGGTAAAGACTACTCTGGGAACATTGGACAGCTGATATGGTTAAAACACTTGTAACAGGACTTCAAGACCACCTCAATACTCGCGCCACGACAATGGTGCATTGCTGGAAAGTTACCCGCACAGACGGTGAAGTCCAGGGCTTCACAGCTCATGACAATGACCTTGCATTTGATGGTGTTACCTATCTTGCAGCCTCAGGGTTTACCGCTTCCCAAGTTCAACAGAATTTGGGCCTTGCCGTTGACAACATGGAAGTTGAGAGTGCCCTAAGCAGCGACACCATCAACGAGGACGATTTGGCGGCGGGCTTCTATGATCGCGCCGAAGTCTTGGTTTACTGGGTTAACTGGCAAGACGTCTCTCAGCGGGAAATCATCAACCGCGGAACGATTGGTGAAGTCAAGAGAACTGGGCTTGCCTTTGCCGCCGAATTGCGTGGACTGGCTGATGGCCTCCAACAGAAGACGGGCCTTAAATATCAGCGCTATTGCAACGCAGTTGTTGGAGATAGCCGCTGTGGTATCGACTTGGACAACGCTTCCTACAAAGGAACGGGCGCTGTCGACGACGCAGTGAGCAACCGTGTTTTCACCGTGACAGGCATCGACAGTTTCGACGATGATTGGTTTACTGCCGGACTACTGACTTGGACCTCTGGGAGCAATAACAACCAGATTATGGAGGTTAAACTCCACTCTGGTGGTGGCTCGACGGTCACAATTGAGTTGTGGCAAGCAATGCCATTTACCGTTGAGGCCGCAGACACCTTCACTATTACCGCGGGCTGCAAACAAGACAGCTCCACCTGCCAAGAGAAGTTCGCCAACATCGCAAACTTTAGAGGCTTCAATCTTATCCCCGGCACCGATGCGTTGCTATGGTACCCGAAACAAGGTGACGAGGACCTAGACGGAACTTCGCTCATCAATACCTAGGAGCTAGCAATGCAAGAAGAGAAAGTAGTAACGCTGGCTCGCTCCTGGATCGGCACGCCGTATCATAACAAGGCGGCAACTAAGGGTGTTGGTGTCGATTGCATTGGGCTTATCCGCGGTATTTGGGCTGAGTTCTACGACAAACCAATTCCTCCAGTGCCACACTATTCGTCTCGTTGGTCGGGGCGGAACAAAGGAGAAGAGCTTCTCCTTAACGCAGCGGCATCCTATCTTGAAGAGGTGCCAAAGGATACACGAGGCCCTGGAATTGTCCTGGGCTTTCGCTTTCATCCATCAGGCATTGCTCAGCATTGCGGGGTGATGACAAATGAAACGGATATGGTGCACTCGCACAGTGGGCGTGAAGTCTATGAGGTGACACTGGGTCAAAGATGGGAACGCCTAGTCGTAGCGGCTTATAGGTTTCCTGATGTAGAGGACTAAAGATGGCAGCGCTTGTACTTGGAGCGGTCGGCACGGCAATTGGTACCGGGATCGGTGGCGGTCTGCTTGGTATAAGCGCCGCAACGATTGGCGGGGCAATCGGTTCTGGTATTGGTAAGCTGATTGACAACGCAATCATCTCGGCTCTCACACCAGCGCAAAGGGTTGAAGGTCCGAGGCTGTCAGAAATGACGGTCATGACGTCTACTGAAGGGGCGCCAATGGGTCGATTGCACGGGATCATGCGTATCTCAGGCAATTTGATCTGGACCACTCGCTTCAAGGAGACCAAAACCACTGAAACAGAGCGCGTTGGTGGCAAAGGCGGTCCCAGCCAAAAGGTCGAGACGACAACCTACACCTATTCGGTGTCTATGGCCATCGCATTCGGCGAGGGCAATGAACGCACGCAGCTCGGTCGTGTCTGGATGGACGGCAAAGAGGTTGACCTCTCCAAAACTGATTTTGAATTCTACCGTGGGACCGAAGACCAAGCTCCGGACTCCACTATTCAGTCAATTGAGGGCGCAGGCAACACACCTGCGTTTCGCGGTACCACTTACATCGTCTTCACTGACTTCGATTTGACCAGCTACGGCAACCGCATCCCACAGACGACGGCTGAAATCATCAGCCCTCTCATTACAGACGATCCAGACGACATCTCTAACGTCGGACGCTCATTCTGCCTGATCCCAGGCTCGGGTGAATTCGTGTATGGAACAGACGTCTATACTCTGCAAACGGGATCAAGCAACGTCCTGGCCAATTTCTTTTCTGGCGGCACCTTCACTAACCAGCTTGGGGACATTCTGAGCAAGCCAAATGCGAATGGCGGAGCAGTCACATCTCAGTATATGAACATGCACACCAATCGGGGTGAGACTGACTTCGTCCGTTCCATGAAACAACTTGAGCTATTCCAGCCAAATCTGGATGCCATTATTCTTGTGGTCGGTTGGTTTGGGGATGACTTGCGCATTGGAGAATGCGAAGTTCGACCAAAAGTTGAATTCAACGATCGTGGAGGGGTAGTAACTCCACGTGAATGGAACGTTGACGGCCTGGTGCGAAGTGACGGAGATGTGCTGGAAGTTCCCCGTGACGGCGACGGCGATCCCTATTATGGCGGCACGCCGTCAGACGACGTGGTTGTAGAAGCCATTCAATGGCTGAAAGCTCGAGGCCATCGCGTTGTGTTTTATCCATTCATCTTTATGGATATTACTGGCGATAACACACTTCCGACGCCGTACAGCGACAACGCTGCTACAGTCGGTCAACCAGCTTTCCCCTGGCGCGGTAGGATCACCTGCAGCCCGGCGGCAGGGTATGCCGGAACAGTAGACAAGACAGCTGCCGCGGCTACACAGGTCAATAATTTCTTCACTGGAACCTGGGGCGTCAATCGCATGATTGAGCACTATGCCAACTTGTGCAATGATGCTGGCGGAGTTGACGGTTTTGTGATCGGGACTGAAATGCCTGGCATGACAACTATCCGCTCAAACGCAGATACGTATCCTGCAATTGCCCATTTGAAGACCTTGGCGTCGACGGTTAAGGGCATTGTCGGTGGGTCATGTGACGTTGGATATGCTGCAGACTGGTCTGAATACCATTCACACCGCCCGGCAGACGGTTCGGGTGACATCTACTACCCTATGGACGCGCTCTGGTCAGACGCAAACATCGACTTTATTGGAATTGATAACTATCTGCCAATTTCTGACTGGCGGGACGGCTCAACGCACCTTGACTTCGATGCGGACAATGGGATTGTGTCTCCACACAACCTTGACTACTTGCGTTCAAACATTGAAGGCGGCGAGGGCTATGACTGGTTTTATGCCAGTGACACCGATCGTGAAGATCAAGTCCGCACACCTATTGCTGATAACCAATACGGCGAACACTGGGTTTATCGTCAGAAGGACATTCGCAATTGGTGGCAAAATCCGCATTTCAACCGTCCTGGCGGCGCTGGTCAGAGTATGCTAGATCAAAGCAACACGCCGGACGTGTGGACTGGGACAGCTACTGTCACTTCAGACGCCAACACGTACGGCAATTTCACCAGTGCCGCGGCGTTGGCAAGCAATGGTTCAACGGGTGACTACGGGGGTACAAGCTCTACGGGCTCGGACGTCGTGCTTGGCGAAACTTATGAGATTGGCGTTTTATTTAAGCCTGGAACGTCTAACGCCCTACGAATTTATCTGGCTGTTAGCAGCCAAGTCAATCCCCAAATTCGGGTTACCGATATTGCAGGCGAAGTATTTAGCGAGTATGCTGGAGTAGACGCGGGTACAGCCATTCTAGAAGATATTGGCTCCGGGTTCTATCGCCTCACTTACCAGTTCACGGCTACAGTAAACGACAGCTCTACGCCTCTACGTGTAGGGCCGCAGTCTAGCACTGCTGGCGAAGACGTTATTGTGCTTGGGGCTTGGGTCAAATGCCTCACTGCCACTTCAGACATCTCAACTGACTACGTTCCAGGGTCAAAACCCATCTGGTTCACTGAGTTTGGCTGTCCAGCTGTTGATAAAGGTACAAACCAGCCCAACGTGTTCTACGATCCCAAGTCATCTGAGAGCTTCTTCCCTTATCACTCCTCGGGTCGTACCGACGAGTACATTCCTCGCGTTTACGCAGAGGCGATGCTGACTTACTGGCGCGACAACGCTCCGGCTGGAATGCTGAGCACGGATAACATGTTCATTTGGTGCTGGGACTCCCGTCCTTATCCAGATTACCCTTATCGGACAGATGTCTGGTCGGATGGCCCACTTTGGGATTACGGCCACTGGATGACAGGCCGTCTTGCCTACCCTGCTCTGCCTCGGTTGGTTGAAGAAATGTGCGAAGAAGTTGGGGTCACTAACATTGACACTTCTAAGCTCAACGGCGCTCAGGCACTGGTTCGTGGATATTACATTGACAACGTGATGGCCACTCGAGACATGATTGGTAGCCTCATGACAGGTTTCCAGTTTGACGCTTTCGAGAGCCAAGGGACTTTGAAATTTGCTCTGAAGTCGTCAACGGTGCTTGTGCCGCTGCAGTCAGATGACTTTGTTTCTACCGAAAGCGATCCGACGGGCTTCAACATTACCCGCATCCAGACAACTGAGCTTCCATCAACGGTTCAACTTGACTTTTTGGACCCTGCCACTGATTATGAGGTCTCAAGCCTCGACGCAAAACGCCATGCCGTCACCACTCAGGAGACGGCCCAAATTAGCTTGCCAATGGTTCTGCAGTCTGACTATGTGCGGGCTTTGGGAGACAGTGTTATCCACCAGGCGTGGGCCGCTCGCGAGAATGGCTCAGTGATGCTGCCGCCATCTCTCTACAAGCTTGACCCTGGTGACGGCATTACCTTTCCTCTTGATAGCCGCACGGGTCAGGGACGAATTCAGTCCATTGACACTGGCGAGGCTCGCGAGGTGACGTTCCAGGGCTTTGATTTGAGCCTATTCAACCTGCCTGTTTATCCAGTGCGAGCCAGAGCGGCGCTGTCCAACGCAATCGCAGGGTTCCCTGAATTGTTTATCTTGGATATTCCGCTCTTCACGGGTGAAGAACCGTCTCATTGGTCGCCAAGGCTTGCAACTTGGGCAAAACCTTGGCCTGGCTCCGTTGCCGTCTATCAGGACTTCGCCGACGAGGGCGATACTGCTGATTGGTCTCTTGTCCAAACTCTCAGTGTGGAAAACACACTTGGGCGTTTGTTTGCAGACGTGGGAACAGGCAAAACGGGCGTCTGGCTTCGCAACGCTGAAATCACGGTTCAGTTGTTCTCTGGCGGTACTCTCGGCGACGCCACCGACACTCAGGTGCTTAACGGGGCAAATGCCTGTGCAATGCAGAACGACCAAGGTTCATGGGAAATCTTCCAGTACGGAACAGCAACGCTTAATTCTGATGGAACATACACCATGACAGACCTCATTCGTGGGCAACTTGGTACTGAATGGGTTATGGATGAAGCAACCTTTTCTGAAGGCAACGCTTTTGTGCTAATTGAGAACCAATTCTCAACCAGCAATGCCGCGCCCTACTTGCCTCTCGGTCCTGGCGATCGCGGTAATACAGTTGATGTGCGTTTTGGTAGCGCCTACGAACCAGTCGATGACGACCTCAAGTACTTGGAGACAACTCACACCCACACGGCTGCTGCCCAGAAGCCTTATGCTCCAGCCCAGCTTCGCGCAAAATGGAACTTGTCAGTGTCCAATGACATTGTTCTAACTTGGCTCCGTCGCTCACGATTTAATGCTGATAGCTGGGATATTATCACTGTTCCCCTGAACGAAGAAACGGAAGAATACGAGCTGGAAATCCTAGACGGCTCGACCGTCGTTCGCGAGGTTACAGGCCTGACTTCGCCGGCGTACACTTACACTGACGCAATGCAGGTTGAAGACTTCGGAAGCGCCCAGACGGCAAACATCAAATTTCGCGTTTATCAGATGAGCGCTAACGTTGGCAGAGGCAATCCTGCTGAGGAGACCATTACAAGATGACAACTACTAAACTCCAACTCCCCGAAATTTTGGGCTCGCAGGACCAGAAGCACGTTACCCACAACGAGGCTCTGTTCTTCATTGACCAACTCTGTCAATTGTCTGTTGTTGACAAAGACCTCTCAACGCCTCCTGGCTCGCCAACTGAAGGCAATGCTTACATTGTTGCGGCAACCGGAACAGGCGACTGGGCTTCGCACGATAAGCATATCGCCATTTATGACGGCGATGGTTGGGTGTTCAGCATTCCGCAAGAAGGCTGGTTTGCTTGGGTTGCTGACGAGGGCGAAATCTACAACTACGTTTCAGGGACCTGGACTGCTCTCGGCGATGTGCTTGGCGCTGATTACCTTGCTCTTGCCGGCGGCACAGTCACCGGCGAGACGATTTTCAATATCAGCGGCGAGCGGGCGCGGATCAACCAATACGGACTTGGCGTAGGTGGCGCGGCTGCAGACGCAAGCAACCAGTTTGCCTTCTATGGCACCGACATGCTGTTCAATTCAGGTGGCAGCATTGGCGCCAAGTTCAACAAGAATGGCGCTGGTGACGACGCTACTTTTACCTTCCAGCAAGGCTACACTGCTTATGCTCAAATGGGCCTTGCCGGCGATAACGATTGGACACTGAAAGTTGGCACCGGGTTCAACATTGCCATTGCAGCCGACAATGCCACTGGCGACGTCACATTTCCCAACCAAACGTCTGTCCGAGCCGTTCAGCCATTTGGCGGTCGCTGGTATTGCTATACCGACAACCGCTGGACAGGCCCTCTACAATACGTAAATGCTGAAAATCGCAATGCTTCTGGTGGAACGGGTGCTACTCCAAACATCGATTGGGACGCTAGGGGCGACCACTATTTACCTGCCGGATCAGTAATCAAATCTTTGACTGGCTCCGCGCAAGTCAATAACACAGAAGTGACGGACATTTACTGGAAGCTTTACTTTCAATACCCAAACACTTGGGACGGCTTGTCAAATACATCTGGCGAGTTCACGCGAATTGAAGTTGACGGCGGGACTCTTAGCCCGGCAAATAACGGGTTTTTCAAAGTTGACTTTCTGTCCTCCGAATACACTGTGCCGGCCGACGGGCATCTGCTTTTGGTAATCAAACCTAATGGCACTTTGACTGCTAACCGCTACTTCTACGTTACCGGACTGCTTGATGTCCTTTTGAATATGTCTTAACCCCAACCTAGCAATGAGGAGCAAATCATGGCTATCGATCTAAACTTGGGCGATACTCAGCTCATTTTGAACTACTGCACCACCAAGGGCCTTCTGCGCAATCAAACGGCCTACACCCTTGCGACGTCTTTCTGGGAAACTGGTCACACCATGCTTCCGGTCGAAGAGGCATACTACCTTCAGCCCAAGTATAACTGGACTGATGAGCGCATGGACAAATGGCGCAAGGACAACCTGCGTTATTACCCTTGGCATGGCCGTGGTTATACCCAAACAACGTGGGAACGGAACTACATGCGTTTGCGCCAGGCAACTGGTGTGGATGTGATCGCAGACCCGACCAAAGCAATGGATGCTGAGGTTGCGGTGGTTGCTTTGGTCGATGGGATCATGGAAGGCTGGTGGACAGGCAAGAAGCTCACCGACTATGTGACCCTGCAGAAGTCGAACTATGTCGGCGCTCGTCGCTGTGTGAACGGCACCGACAAAGCTCAGGCGATCGCTGAACTGGCACGCGAATACGAAGCTGCTTTGCTGGCGATCGGTTACGGCGTGGACGAGAAAGTCGCCCCGGTGGTGAACGAACGTCGCGACGGGTCTGATCCTCGTGCCAGCCCTGTGCAGTCGACGACCATCCAGGCAATCCTTGCTGCGGCAGCAGCCACAATGGGACAAACAATGGAGAGCGTCAAGTCTCTTATCGCTCAAGTCTCTGAAGGCCTCGGAGTTTCTCCTGAAGTGGCTCTTGCGATCATTGCCGCAGGCGCTCTCGGTTGGATTTACCGCGAGCGCATCAAAAAATGGGCTGAGGGCGATCGCTAATGCTGGTCGGTTTTGCAAAATGGGTGGGCTCCTTGTTGACAGGGGGCCTACTCGACCGGGTGCTTGAAACGGTCGACACCAAAATTCAAGCGGACGTGGACAAAGAGAAGCTCAAGGCGGACATCATCCGCGAACACTACCGGAACCGGGGCGACTTCATGCGCTCAGGTGGGTTTGTACTCATGCTCCTGTTTGCCGCTCCTCTCGCAGTCTGGTTTACCGCCGTTGTGATCTATTCCATTCTGTGGTGCCAGGGCTGCGCGTATCCACAAGATTGGTCAATTGCTGCCTTGCCTGCACCTCTCGATGACTGGGCAGGCGGGATCATTGTCTCCATTTTTGGCGTGATTGGCGTAAGTCGGCTCAAATCTTAAAATGACAAATAGGCTGGCGACGTTAAGTAGCGTCGCCAGCCGGCGTTTTTAGATCGCCCTTGGCGCCGGCAGTGTACACTGGCTTATAAAAGTGCTAGCTTACAACCTAAGGTTGTCTATAAACCAGTTACGCTGGTTTCCCTTAAGTTAACGCTATGTTAACTTTAACACTAGTTCAACTCTGTGGCCAGGGTGAGAAATGTTGAGCAGAATGGCAGAAAACGAAAAGAAAGACGCCCATCTTTTAGATCGACTTGAGGAAATGCTTAAGCGGTACGGAGACGGCGATGCACCCCTCCAAGAAGCTTTTTCTGAAGACGAAGTCGCCGCTTTGAAACGCGTAGCCGCCCGCGAACGCGCCTATGAAGCAATCGGGGAAATTGGCAAGTCTCTGAAAACAATTTTAACCTATATCGGGTTTTTCATCGGGGTCTATATCGCCATAAAAACCGGAGCAATTGAATGGATACGGAGCGTCGTAAGTCGATGAAACAGTCAGCTGGCCGTCAGGCTATTTTACTTGGCGTGGCGGGCGTCTTATCCTTTGCTGCCATTCAGCTGGTGACTGGCGCAATAGGGCCTCGTCTCGAAGGGCGACTGTTTCCAGTTGTCGAAAACGTAGAAGTCCAACAGATTGAAGAAAGCCCTTGTGGTGATTGCATTTCTATCACAGGCACTTTTGAAAAAGTACGGGAATGCGTTTTCCTTGATTTGCTTGTTGTCTATCGCACTCCGACAGGCGGTGAAGTTGGGGTTCCTGTGCGGTTTACAGAAGGCACAATGTATCGAGGCGAGGGCGTTCACGAATACGGCCCCTGGGAAGTTGATCTTTCAGCGCGTCAATTTGAGGAAAGCACTGTCGTTGAGGCTTTCCATCAATGCCACCCGTTTTGGGTAGCAGTTACGCGCTTCCACCCGCCACTTTGAAACGACCGTCAAGCGCTTCGGTGCATTTACAGCGCTTAACCACCTAGGCCACGCAGCCCGAGACGCACACCGAAAGACACAGAAGCCCGGGGGACTATGGAAGTCGCCCGGGCTTCGTCTTATTCAGTCAGTCGATCAGCCGCACTTGCTGGAACCGCAGTTCTGACAAGTTTCGCATCCGCCTACCATCTGAAGGTTGTAAGACCCGCAGTCTTTGCAGTTCTGACCTGGAGCCGCAACGATAGGAACTTCAACGATTGGATTATCTTGGTCGACTTTGCCCTTAGGACGGAAGTTTGCATATCCAATGTCCGTCATGTGCTCTGCGACCAAGTCACCGATTGCTGCGAGAAGAGAGGGCACATACTTGCCGCCCATATACGCTCCGCCCTTAGGATCGAAGACCTCGCGCAGCTCGCTGGCGACAAAGCTCACATCAGTACCACGACGGAATACGGCAGACACCATCCGCGTTAGGGCAGCAGTCCATGCGAAGTGTTCAACGTTTTTGGAGTTGATGAACATCTCGAAAGGATGGGCCTTACCATCGTCGTCGATGCGATCGGTGAAGCTGACATAGAAGGCGTGCGGTTCGTTTGGCCACTGGAGCTTGTACGTCTCACCACCCAATTTGCGTGGGCGCGGCACAGGTTCGCCAGGCGCAACGGCGTCTTTCTTTGGCTTATCAGACTTGACTGACAAAACAGAGCCTGTGACGTCATTCGGCCGATAAGTGGTGCAGCCTTTGCAGCCCATTTCAAACGCTTCCTCGTAGACTGTTTGAAAGTCTTCAAAAGAGATGTCTTCAGGGCAGTTGATCGTCTTGGAGATGGAACTGTCAACCCAGTACTGAGCCGCAGCCTGCATCCGCAAGTGCGCGCGAGGTGAGAGGTCTTGTGCCGTCGTGAAGTAGTCTGGAAGCTCAGAGCCAGGGAACAGTTCGTGGTATAGAGCCACTGCGTAGTCCACAACCTCTTCTTCGCGCTTCGAACCGTCGCCATTCAAAATCTTGCGTGTGTACCCGTACGCGAAGATTGGCTCAATGCCCGACGAGACGTTGCCAGCGTAGAGGCTGATTGTCCCGGTTGGCGCAATGGAAGTCAAGAGAGCGTTGCGAATTCCATGAACGCGAATTTCCTCCTTCATTTCATGCGGCAAGCGCTCAGCAGCAAATGAGCCTTCGCGTAGGAAGCCGTCAGCCTCGAACAGAGGATAAGGACCTTTCTCTTTGGCCAGATCAATTGATGCTTGATAGGCTGCAAGAGCAATGGCTTCCTGCCATTCTGCAACCATCATTGCCGCCTGTTCAGTGCCGTACTTGATTTGGCACATTGCCAGTGCGTCTGCAACGCCAGTCACACCAAGACCGATCCGCCGTTTTGCCTTCGCTTCAGTTTGTTGCTCAGGAACAGGGAAGTTGGAAATGTCCACCACGTTGTCCATCATGCGGACGGCAGTGGCAACCAATTTATCCAGTTCTTCAAGATCGAGTTCACTTTGGTCGGTGAAGGGCTTGGACACGAGACGGGCGAGGTTGATAGACCCAAGCAGACAGGCGCCGTAAGGCGGCAGAGGCTGTTCGCCACAAGGGTTTGTCGCTGCGATGGTTTCGCAATAGCCCAAGTTGTTCATCTTGTTGATGCGATCAATGAAGATGACCCCTGGTTCGGCCACGTCATAGGTTGTGCGGATAATTTTGTTCCACAGTTCGCGCGCAGAGACTGGATCGCCATAGCGTTCGCCGTTCCACATGAACACCCATTCGTCGTCGTCTTTCACAGCTTCCATGAAGTCGTCTGTGACGAGCACGGAGAGGTTGAACATACGGAACCGAGAGCTGTCCCGCTTTGCTTCAATGAAGTCCAGAATATCAGGGTGATCGCACCGCATGGTGCCCATCATAGCGCCGCGACGTTCACCCGCACTCATGATTGTTTTGCACATGGCGTCCCAACAATCCATGAAGGATAGCGGGCCAGAGGCATCCGCCGCAACACCCTTAACTAGGGCGCCTTTAGGTCGGATTGTGGAGAAGTCGTAACCAATTCCGCCACCTTGCTGCATTGTGAGGGCGGCTTCTTTCAGCATATCAAAAATGCCATCAATGCTGTCTGGGATCGTGCCCATGACATAGCAGTTGAACAGAGTAACCATTCGATCTGTTCCCGCGCCCGAGGTAATCCGACCAGCAGTCAGGAATTTATAGTCTTCGAGGGCGTCATAGAATTCATCGCTGCGACGTTCCCGCGTTGCAATGTTTCCTTCTGGCACGGCAAGGGCATCTGCGATGCGGCGCCAACTGTCTTCAACCGTCAAGTCGATGGGCTCGCCATCCTCGTCTTTGAAACGGTATTTCTGATCCCAAATTTGGGACGCGATGGGTGGGTGTTGCATGGAAATCCTCTATGTTTGAGACTTTCAGGATAGCGCGTTGTCGTGCCGCGGGAAACCAGCAGCACGACTTATAGCGTTTTTGACGGTCAACCGTAGTAGGTTTCAGTCTTGGACTCAAATCCATCAACTGTTTCGCCCGTTTCTGGATGCTTCACTTTGCAGGGAAACACGCCACGGGCATAGACTTCACTGTATCCAGGCTGGCCCCGGACTTTTTGGGCGTCTTCTGCCGCCTCGCGGGTCAAGTGATAAGTGCTTCCTGTGCGATGTCCCATTAGTGCAGCACCTGTGGAGTTTTGTCGCCTTCAGCTTCGTCTTCATCAAGCTCGCCGGTCATGAGACGGCGCATTGTGCAGACAGGACAGTCGCAGTTATCGCTGCCGCGAAGGGCTTCGGTTTCCGATCGGTGCACCATGGCAACAGAGTTCTGATCCAAATCAGCAATGTTCAGCGTCCAATCACGGCCATCTCCGTAATCTGCCTCTGAAAGGCCAAGCTCTTCAGTCAGTTTGCGGAACACCTCGTATTGCTCAGCCTGCAAATTGGCTGTAAGGGCTTCAGACTGCTTGCGGGCTTCTTCCATGATGCGTTGTTGACCACGATCATGGGTTTCAGTGATCCGCTTAAGAACCCAAGCGAGTTCAACTGCGGTCTCTGAGGAAGATGCGTAGCGGGTTTTCTTCGGTGTTGTGGACATGTTCAATTCCTTTTGTGTCTCTCTATTCTATGTTACCAAGAAAGAGTCTTGGTCGAAACCCCTATTCCTCGGTTTCAATCCAGATATAGTACCCTGCGCCCTCGCTCATGCCATTAAGACGGCGGCGGCTGATACGCCCCTTGACACGACGTTCATATCGCATCAAACCATTTTTAACACCCTGGTTCAGGTAGGCGCGGGCGCTCTCTTCAGATACGAATGAAAAAGGCAAGTCCCATGGGCGGGCGACCTTCCGGTACTTGGCACGAATTTCAGGGAGTGTTGCCTCCCCAAAATTCTTAACAATTCCACAAAGCACATTGTAAGTAACAGCCCGAGCTTGAAGCTCAGACGCCTGCTTTGTGTTCATCTTATTAGCCATTAAGGCGTTCCTCAATTCGGGCTCGAGAAATTGCCAGCGCGCGCTCATCGGGAGACCATGGATTGTACCATTCACGAGGTATGCCAACGTCGCGCAGCTTTTCAGGGTTGCGGTGCTGAGGATTATACCCACGCGCGATCATCTCGTCAACCAGCGCTCGCTGTCGCTGGACTAGATATTCCAGCTTATCACAGAAGAACTTCATATGCCCAGTGCCCATGCGATAAGTCAGTGGGATAATGGCATCGGCAGGTGTTTCAATGCCCCGCTCGATCATGCCGGCAACCATACCGAACACACGTGGGAGCTCGCGGTACTCAGCAACTAGGTGCTGCTGAGTGAGTTCTGATGGCGGGACGCAGTTGATGCGGGTCATGCTGCCACCCGATAAGGACGGGGCATTGAAGACATGCCTTCAGATAGATAGAATTCACCCTGCTCGTTGCGCAGGTACTTCTGACCAAAGCCTGTTCCCAAGCGACCGCAGCCGTGTGCTTCCCAACCACGCTGCGACATTGTTGCCCATGGCCCGCGCTTGGTTTTCGCGTCGTACATGACATTAGTGAGAGGTGAACCGGTAACATCGCAATGCGTCGGACGGGGGACGAAGTTGAGAGGTTTTTCAACACGACGCCAAGTGGCTCCGCCGCCAATATGCTCAGAGCCGTTGAACAAGGTCATGAAGCAAGCGTTTTCACTGGCTTTGCTTCCGGGCTTTGCACAGGCGTCGATGAACTGTTGAATGACTTCGGGGACGAATTCCAAAATGATGGTCTTCTCGGGGGTTTCTTTGCTGATATACATTTGAGTGGTGTCCATATTGTTTCCTTTCTACAATATGTCGTGGAAGTGATAACTATATACTAAAATGGATCCGCTGTTATGTCAACCCACCTAATCAGCATGCGGCCCCACTTTTCATCTGGCTTAATAGCCCACACGTGAAAATTGTCGTTTTTGAGAGCTGCCCCTACGGTTCCCGACCACTTGCGCGGTACGTATCCCACACAAAAGGACTTTGGCTTAGCAGAATTAGTAGGGTACCTGTGGTTGTCTACCCAAACTTGCACTGCGTTTCGATCGTGCGGATTTGATGGTTCGCGCTCTAATCGGTAACGAATGCCCACAGGCAAAGAGCTCACTAATTGAGTCCCATAGCCTTCGCCGTCTTCGTCTGTTCTGAACGTCGCTCCTGCGATATTTGTTTCAAGTCTCATCGTCAAGCCATCTCCATGTGCAAGCTATTCGCACAATACGATCCAACGGGTCTTTTGGCTTGCAGGCGGAATGCTCTACAAACCAGCTTTCGGGTCTGCCTTCTTCAGCAAAACCCACAAGGTCACCAGGGATCAGATACCGTGCCAAATCTTTACCTGATCCTACCTGAAGAAGCATCCAGGCGGAACCCCTAACTTTCCACCGTTTGAACAACCAGCGAACTTGGCCCGGCCGGATATGAACGGGAACCTTTGTTTTAAAGTGTACTGGTCGAGCTGATGTCTTCAATTCAACCGTTGAATTATAGTTGATTCCGTTTTCCAGCAGACTGAATTCCACATCGGGAAAGCTATCGCTGACGGAATTCTCAATGCGGGTATAGTGTAAGTCCCGCCCAAACGTCTTGATAGCCGTTCGGGTGGAATTCCACAGGTTCTTCTCTGCTGTCTTGTTGTCGGGCATCTCAGGCCTCGTCAACCGCTGAATGGCGATCCCACACGTCGACCATGACATCTCCAAACTTCACGCGCATGGAACGATCCCACCACGATCCGCGGCCTTTGGAATAGCGCCGGCGCTCAAAGTAGGGCTGTAGTTTGTCCTCGATTCCTGCTTCGATCCGTGCTGGCGAGATGCAGATATAGGCCTTGTTCACAAAGCCATTCTTCATCGCAAACATGCCCAGCTCTTGGCCACCAAGCAACCATGCGTCTGGCGCAACTGGCGCCAAGTCTTCAAGAGCGACACCTTTGCCGGGCTGCGTGGACAAACCATAGATGCGACCTCGCCCTGGGAGCGATTTAGGCATATATTGCAAGCTCTTAGCCGATACGGCGAGAACATCGTTTGTCGTTGTCAGCAGTTTGAACACCGCTTTGTCCATAGACCCAGTCCAGGACATATCATCGTCTTCACCCCGAGCCACAAAGCCATCTGAGCTGACTGCCATTATAAGTTTCATCTCACGATACTCACTCTGTCAATGATTACCCCTGCTTTGCGCAGCGTCTCAGCGCCCTCGAGTTGAGAGCCGTACCAATTGGAGCCGCGATTTGGGTTTGGCGCGACAAGGCGCTTGATCCCAGCCTGAGCAATCGCGCAGGCACAATGAACACAAGGGCATTCTGTCACGTACATGGTCCAACCTTCGAGATTGGCACCTGCGTTGAGAATGGCGTTCAGTTCCGCATGGATTGTGTGATTGGCGCGGAACTTTGGGGATGCCAGCCGTTCTGCGGTATCAGCCACTCCGCGCGGGAAGCCTGCGAACCCCAAAGAGAACTGACGACGCGAGGGAGAAACCACACAGGCTCCAACTCCACGATCTACACCAGCTCCGAGGCCTTTTGTCCATGACCGCGCCTCTTTGGCTAGGTTCATGAACCGTCCGTCCCAGTCAGTCTTTTCCATTTGCGTCTTTCCCGTATTTCTGTTTGAACTGTTCCCGCCTCTTGTCAAGAGGGTCGGCGAAGTCGGGCATACAACAAGAGAAGTCGGGGCAGCACTCTCCATCCACGTGATTGTGTTTGGAGAGGCCGTTTGCCCACAACATCATCTGGCTGCGAACCCGCTTTTCGTAGGTGTCACCTGTTATCACTGAACGACTTCAGGCCGTGGATTGAAGGCCTGCACTTCGAGGCCGTCCATCTGATCGCCATAAGCTTGGACGAACCCATCAGGCCCTTCGAGGATTTCCCACGTTGCCCAATCGAGCATTTTGGGAGAACCAAGAACTGGATCAACCGGGTCTTGTCCAAGCATCTCACGCGCCATGGCATAGTGCGTTTTGTAGAGATGCGGATGGGCGAGCGTCACCGTCATTGTGCCGAGGCCTGTGATGCCTTCGATAGACGAAGCGATCGCTTGCATCAGGATAGCATGACCCGCCACGTCGTAAGGAAGGCCCACGAACACGTCAGAGGAACGCAAAGTCAGGGTCGAATGAAGCTTCTGGTCGACGATGGACAATGTGAACCCCAGAGGGCACGGAGCATTCTTCTGCCCAGCGGCGCCAAGGCCATCTTCGGAAGGGTCCCAGTTTGACACATAGACGCGACGATCTGAAGGGTTCAGATGCAAGGCTTCCATTGCGTGTTTCAGCTGGTCACGACCGAACTGGTGTTTCCAGCGATAGCCATAGGCAGCATCAATGGTCTTGCCGTCGTCTTCCGTGAACTTGTCCCAAATTGGTGCATACTTGCGGAGCCAAGAGACGTCCTTTGTGCCCATGAGGAACCAGGCCACTTCAGCGGCAGCAGTCTTCAGATGGAACCGACGGAACCGAGGCATTGGCACCAAGCCGTCGCCAAGATCAAGCTTGAAGCTGGTGGCGCCGACCAGAGCTTTGATTTCAGAGCCTGTCCGCTGGTTGATTTCAGTGTCCACGAATTCAGGACCTGAGGACAGAAGGGTCTCAACAAGGTCGGCATAGACCTCGCCAAAATCACAGACTGGCATCAGCACCGTGGAGTTTCGGGGGTTGTATTGGTAATCGCTCATTCATCAAGTCCTTTGATACCAAGTGTTGAAAGAAGGGTGACAACGTTGTTCCGCAGTTCGTCTGGGGTACCGTTGTTGTCGATCGTGAAGTTGGCCATCCACTGCTCAAGCTGCATGGAGCCTGCGCCTTCTGCTGGCAAGCGCTCGGAGGCATCGACCCACAAGATCAAGTCAGCCAAGCCAGCATTGACAACCGCATGAAATTCACGCGGATGACGAATGCCAACATAGACGTCGTTGGTTTCAAAAATCTCGCGACCCAGTGCTGCGCGGTCTTCGTGCAGATAGCCAGCAATCAGGGAGAACCATGCTGTGCGGAAGTTGGCGCGATCGTTGAAACATGCTTCCGCATCGGGATACATTTTCTCAACCATCATGTCCAGTTCGTCACCGAGGCTCTCAACGGACATGCCTGGCGATCCTGCGTCAAAGTGACGCTGCAGAGCCTCTCCGGTGTGGTTCAGCGCGTGGAAGATCACTTTCTCAGCACAGAACATTGATGAGGAGGTGAAGCCAAATCCGTATTCATCCCGCATGATTTCCGCCACTGTATCTTTGCCGTGACGGCCTTCGCCGATAATGATAACACGCGGCTTTCCAGTTGCCTCCGGGCTGTCTGTGCCGTCTGCACGAGGCACGGCGATCGCTTCTTCGGCGTTTGCTACCACTTGCTCGAGCGTCGTCTTGGTGAGCGTCAAATACGGCTCGAGGTCTGGAGGTGTCCAGCCGTCTGGCTTAATAGCATCAAAGCCTTTGCTGTGTGGCCGTTTGGACAGTTCGCCGCGCTTCTTCATCATGTTGGCGTCATGAACTTCCTCGAACACGATGCCAGGAACAATGCCCATTTCGACCAGACGACCGAGGGCAAAGTAGCTCAAGTCAATCAGAGCATCAGCTTCGTCTTCAAGTGTCTCGGCGTCCATGAATTCGGCCAGCTCTTCAGACAGTGCGCCGAAAGCCCATTTCTTGCGCTCAGGATCGAGGCGAGTGGGCATAGGCGGAATTGGTAGCCCGATGATGTCAACGTTAAAACGGAAGATAGCATCGAGGTATGGCGCGAGCCAAGCTTCATTTGGGTTCGGTTGCATGGGCATTCCTTATGCGAGAGGGTCAAGATCGCCAGTCGGATCGGCTTCTGTCCATCCGTCTGGTGTGATTAGCTTACCACGCGTCTTGTCGTCTGACAACTCATAACCAAACCCGTGTTTAGTATGTAGGTCGTGGAGGTGAGACTTGACTGAGGCGAGAGAGCAGGGCACTTTGTCAGCGACTTCCTGCAGTGCGATTTCTTCAAGCATGGCCAATGCGACTTCACGGCGCTTGCCCTTCTTAGGCAGATCGAATGGGCCTGAGCCGAGCTCTTTGCCAGCACGACGAGCTGCCTGTGTTGCAACGGCCTTCTTTGCCACAACAGCGTCTGCGAGAGGATCGTCACAACCTGGTGGCAGCATGATCGTGGCGACGTCACCTTGTAGGACATAGCCGAGGCCGTGATCCTTGTGAAGGCCGTGGAGGTGTGTCAGGATGCCTGAGCGGGACATATCGAACTTGGCCATTGCTTCGCGAATTGAACCGGTGTCTTGCTCGAGAAAGAAGGCGGCAACGATACCACGCTTGCTGTCGCGACTTACTGGTCGAAGCAGCTTCTCTCCAACTGGCTTGCCGTGACGGTTTGGAACCACGTCTTCCGTGAATTCGAGGTTTTCCAGCGCTGGCGTCATGTAGTTTGGAACCGCACAACCAAGCCGCTGCAAAACCAGGGCAGCAACGTCGTAGGACTTCTGGAACCCATACGAGGCATTTGCCTTCCAGTTGCGATTGATGATTGTTTCCAGTCGGCCGATTAGATCAGGCGTTAAAGGGTAGGCGCGCTGATTGGCGACCTCTCGCGCTTTGACGCTGACTTGATAGGAGGACATTGTATAAGGGCAGAAGACTGTCACACGCTTGGTTGACCGCTTCTTGCGACGAGGATTGATGATGTCACTGCCATCGTCTTCGGGCCAAACGACCAATGCGCGAGACCATCCACAGTTGGGCGGGTCTTTGACTTCGTACTGGCCTTTGCTATCCGCGCCGCGGCCCTTTGTCATGGGCATATAGTAAACGTCCTGATAGAAGACGCCGTTGACTTCAATTGCTGCAGACATGATAAACTCCGTGTTGCTCTATAAATAGAATATCACAGAGCGACTTGAGAGGAAACCCACAAAAGAAAAAGCCCGGACAAATGTCCAGGCTTTTCCTCCCGTGAGCGACGCCTGCGGATTAGGCAGTCGGATCGGCAGAGGGCTTGGTGTCAGCGGCTTTCTTGTCGCCGTCCTTGCCTTCAGCCGCGGCCTTCGCAGCTTTCGCCATATCACGCGCATTCGGCACGGGCTTGCCCTTCCAGTCGCCGCCGGTGCAGACCGCTTCATCTTTGCGCAGCTTGTTCCGGTACCAGTTGATCGAAGCCTTTGTGGTGTTGGCGTCAGGGAATTCCTTGCGCACAGCGGCCAGGGCGTCTTCGTTCGTGGCGCCGTTCAGGATGGCTTCCATCGCAACTGTACCAACACCGCGCTTTGGAGCTTTGGGCTCTTTCTCAGCTTTGGCGTCGGCCTTGGGATCAGCTGCGGGTTTGCCGCCAGAAGCGCCGGAAGCAGCGTCTGCGGGCGCCATTGCAGCAAGTGCGAACAGGGCGAGGGAGTGGGTCAAAATCGATTTCATTGTGTGGCTCCTTGTATGTGGCCAGGTTTCATTCTCAGCAAACAAGATTGAGAATACATGTCTTCTCAGTCACGGTAAACCAGCAAACAACTCTGTTTAGCCAGCGGTGAGTTTATTCTTCCATTCGACTAGGAGGTCTCGCAATCCAGTGCCAGAAACCATGTCCCCGATACGTACTTTGCCATCAGCAGAGGCAACAATCTCGTCGTGAACTGTTCCAGGAGTTGCCAGTGTGACAATAGACACGCTACGCCCACCCATGACGGTTCCGCGCTCGTTTGCTTGGTTGCGGACAATGGCGTCATAAGTGCTTGAGTACCAGATGATTGCGTCACAGGGTAGTTCCAGCCCACGCCCACCTGCCTGAGGCTGACCAACAAAACCCACTGTTTCAGGGTCGTTGTTAAACTGGTCGACATTCTCAGCCCGAAGCCCCTGCGGAACTCCTCCATGGTATTCCACGATCTTATGGCCCATATCTCTGAGGGCGTTAGAAACGCGGCGAAGGTCTTCCCTAAAGCGGCACCATACGATGTACTTAGGGGTATCCGTAACCTGTCTTCTGAGCTCTTGGAGTATTGGAGGGTCATCATCGATGGACTGTACTTCCCCTTCATCATCAATTGCGAAGCCGGAGACGATTTGGTGGAACTTGATAGCCCTCTTGCCGCCTTCAAGCGCGTCGATTTCTGCCCCATTGTCAAACTCCAATAGCTGTTTCTCTACAAGCTCCAAGTACGCCGCTTTCTGGGCCTCAGACATTTCGATGGGCACTTCAATCGGCAACAGGTCGGGCATGTCGCAGTCTTCCCGCAATACGACCGAGGCATAATCTCCAATGTTCTCACGGAGAGTTTCCAAGTTGGTGAAGTGACTTAGTGCTGGGTAGTATCTACCAGCGCGATTTCGCCTTTGCTCCCACACGGAGTGATAGGCCTTAAAATCCGCAAAGGTGCGAAAGCCAAGAGCCCCTGGCTCTAGCAGCTCAAATTGGCTGAACGCGTGCAAGGGGCTATTCATCAAAGCAGTGCCATCAAGGATGCGCCTAAACGGGAGCTTCTTGAAAAGCGTCCGTGCCGTCCTTGTGCGCTTCGATCCTGGTGTGCGGAAGTCAACGCTCTCATCAGCGATCGCTATAACCTCGCCGTTAACGCTATCGAGAAAGTCTCCAAGCGCTTTCTTGACCTTTGGCATGATTAGGCTCTCTGAATTCACAGTGAACCAGCGCATATCCGCATCTGAGTTAAGCAGGGAATTGAACCGCTGCGACCAGAGCTTTGGATTTGTCCTAGCGAAGTTAGAGCTCCAGTACTGAGCCTCCCACGTCATTCCAGGCCACATGTGAAAAGGGATTTGCTTTAGAACCCAGTTCATGTGAACCCCATTTGGGGCAAACACTAGGCCACCACGGATTTGATTGCCACTTCTCAAGGCAGCAGCGCTGTCCACTATCACTCGGCTCTTGCCTGTTCTCATTCCCCATAGCAAACCTCTCGATTTCGCAGTGCCGTTGGTTTCAAGTTCCTCCATCTGGTGAGCCCAGCGAGGCTTAGTCGGGTCTGTCTCTGGCCAATGGGCAACAGTTGTCCTGAGAAGTGCGGGTGTGTTCATTTTCTATACCTATGCCCTATCCATACTTCACTATCAATTGGACATCCTTCGGCCCAAGGCGGGTTAATGGACAGCAGCTCTTCAAACTCTTCCTCGCTGCCCTTGTCTATGTCACATTCTGCGATCGCTTCATCGTGCACCGACAGGAGCAAGTCGTAATCCTCTGATTGGTCTACCCGCAACATCGCCGCAGCCATTAGATCACGAGCCGTTGCCTGAGTGGCATTCTCAACAAGCTCTCCGCCGTAGGTTTGCTTGCGTTCCCACTTACGAGTGACGGAGTTTTCGTGCATGAAGGTAAGGGCAACCTTATCAAACACGTTAGGCTCTTTGTTCGGAACCAGCGTCTTGTTTGCCGTCTTTGCCGCTCGCATGGCGCTTCGCCGAGCAGCGGCAGGGGTCATCTTGTCAGTGCCCTTGACCATGATATGGCAGTTGTGTCCGCGCTCGTTGATCGCCTCAAACTGGAAGGTTTTCGACTGCTTAAGCAAGGGGCGGAAGTACGACAGAAGCCCGCCAGATGGAAGGCGCATATGAAGGAACTGTCCCCACATAAACCACGCCAGGTGCTCGCGGCACTCGATCACCGGGCCCTTAGCCATAGTTTTGGGGTCGTAACGGCGGACGGCCTCAATGGCAGCCTCTTCAAAGTCATACCAGAAGGAGCTGATTTCAGGGAAGCGCTCTTTGCGATAGACCCGCACAACGTCCTTGAAGAATTTTGGTTCTTGGTCGGTGATGCCATTCTTCTCACGGCACTCATCTTCAAACTTCTCCCAGCCCATTTGATAGCCTAGACCCAAGATAGCCGCTTTGCCAACGCGACGCTCAAACTCAAAGGATTTGTCGAGACAAGGGTATCCGAAGATAGAGGTCGCCATATCGAGGTAAATATCTTCCCCACGATAGAAAACCTGCAACGCGTCTTTGGCACCAGCGAGCCACAAGAGCACCCGTGCTTCAATAGCCGAGAAGTCGCCAACCACTAGCTTTTTACCAGGTCCGGCAACGAGTGCGCCACGTGTCGCCTTAGACAGAACCTCAAGCACAGAGCCATTATACAGCAGGCGGATCAGATCAGGGTCTGCCGACATGATGTCGTTGCAGACCTCTTCCATCATCTTGCCGGAATAACCACGGATGAAGTTGTGGGGCTGTGTTCCCTTTCCCGACCAACGACGAGTTCTCGAAGCTCCACAATAGAGCATCATGTCGCGGAGGCGGTTGCCATCGGAGAGCTGAATAAGCATCTGCTTGTACTTGGCAAGAGATGAGCGATTGACGTCCCGCATGATTTCAAGGGCGCGTCGCACTGTTGGGTTAATCTCGATGTTGCGAAGTTCAGCTTTCAATTCTGCCGTCGCTTCTTCATCGTCTGGATCGTGCCCTAGTAGAATGTCAATGACCGCGCCCTGGGTGTTCGGGATCATAGCCCCTTGAGCGTGAGCCCATTGCTTAAACTTCACTCGACCTGTTGCCTTAGGGACAAAGCCGTCTGTGAGTTCCCGCAGTTCAGCGTTCTGTCGGTCCGCATCTGCTTCCGCCAAGTCAATGGCGATATGCACCAGAGCCACATCGCAGGCGATCCCACGGGCGTTCATCTGCAAATCCATCTGCCAGTACAGATGTTCTTCAGGGGTTAAGTCTCGGAGGACCTCAGACAGCCCGCGTTCTGCTCTGACGTCCTGCTCGCAATAGACAGTGTTGCGAAGGATGTCCTCTTTGTTTTCATGCCACCAAATAACGTCCTCGTGATTGATGCCCTTCTCTTTGCATTCTTTCTTCTCTGCCGCCGTTGCCTTCCGAGGCTTCGCCAGCTTCTTCATAATCGCCGAGCCTTCCATATCCTTCTTCTGCGGCAAGCCGAGAGCGGAGATGGCTTTGTCTAGAGCCCGAGGCAAGGCGAATGCTGCCGCTTTGGCTGCAGAGCATTTGATCTGGTTCAGCTTAAGCTCAGGGAGGTCAGGCAGCTCGAGGCGCCACACATGGTTCCAGATGCACCATTCAAAGAACGCGTTGTGGGCTTCTAGGATTTCTCCGTTACGAACGCGTTCAGCCAGCTCGGTTGGAAATGGACTTTGCTCAATGCCGAGATGCGGAAAACCACCTTGCCATGAGTAGACTTTATCGATGGGATCGCTTTCAAAGTTCCAGCAGAAACACATGACTTTGGTCGACGGATCCATCGAGTACGCCCAAGCTCCCGCTTTAGGCAAGTTCACCACAGATCGCGTTTCAAAATCACCAGTTATCATGTTGCCTCCAAAATTAAATGGGCCGAGTGCGCCACGTCCAAACACACCCGACCCAGAGCACGAGGTCGTCAACTACCTCAAGCGCTCAAAAGACCCGCCGCTGAAACCGGTACCGTTAATGAACGGCGCTCTTCCCGCTGACTTTCGAAACTGCTTTCGCAAGTAGCCAGCTCACTTGACCCGGGCTCGTATGGAGGTTAAACCCGGCGGATCATTTGAATGCTCGTCTAGATAGTTTACGCCCAATTTACTTAGAAAGAAACCCGCAAATCAGCCAACGCTTTGTTAAATTTATTCCACTTTTCACAAAACAGCTTTCCTGATAAGTTTTGCATATTGGCTTTTTGGGTACCATTTCTTAAGTTTAGCCAACGATTGTCTGATCTTTTTCTGTTTTTATGGTCAATTACATCTGGAGTACTTCCAGTCATCATCTTCCATATAACGCGATGAGCGCGGTACGATCTTCTTTTGCCATTATGGGTTAAAGTGAATATAATGTATCCGTCTGGGCTAACATGCGTTATTGTTTTTCCTCTTGCAGCAGCCCAAACTTTTGGTGATAAACTCCATTTGAGTTCTCCAGTTTTGGGATTATAACATAATCTTTCTAACAGCTGTTCTTGTGAAATATCCATAAACACATAATAGTTTACATTGCTTAAGACGTAAACTATCAATTAAAACCTATAAGGTTTCAAGACTAGCACGGTAATAAAACTAAAAGGCCCAGCAGATAGCTCTGCCGGGCCTCTCAGTCTTTACACAGGTTGGGTCGGAGGTCCCGTGCTCAGAGCTTATGCGGTAGGGTCATCTTCAGGGGCAATGTCAGAACCCTGCCACACATCATCCGCATCATCCTCGAAGTCGTCCTCAGCAGCAACGCGGCCGGTGAAGTTCTCATCGTCGCCCAGCTTCTGCACATTGTGCAAGCCGAAGGCGACGCCTTTGCCCACGTTGTCGTAGGGATAGGCGGTGACCGTCGCACGAGCCCAGCAACCAGGATAAAATTCTTCCTCGGTCAGAATGGGCTGTTTGTTGCGGTCGACAAGACCAGGGCGCTGCTTCGAGGAAGCGGTCGCGAACATGCAGCCCGCGCCGTAACCTTCCAGATGGCCTTTTTCTTCGCCATCGCGAATAGGCTTTTTGAAGTTGCCCGGCAGGTCTTTGATGAGTTTCTTGAACTTGTCCTTAGACGCAGCGTCGGCGATTGCCTGCATGGATTGCCATGCCCGCTTGTCAGCGTCTGTGAACTTTTCGGGGTAGAAGAGCATCACGATCGAGTACTTGGGGTCACTGCCCTGATAGGACGATGCCTCGACAACTGATGGGAAGCTCACACGGAAGGGCGGCGTTACCGCCTTTAGTCGTTCAGCCATTTTTGTCTCCTGACACTTTGATATTCCACTATGGAATGGCTTGGTGGATTGAGCTTGTGGCCTCGGCTCGCACCTATGTGATCCCGTCCTAACTTGCCAGTCCTGCGCAGAAGATTACCTTCAGACTGTATCGGCAAGAAGTGCCATGGGATTTAATAACAATGCCACGCAGCGTAACTACGGGGAAATTGTTATTTAGATGGAGGGTGCCGGTAAACGTCGTTCGTTACCTTATCCAGCGCCGCTGCTTGAAGATAGGACTCCGCGACCAAGAACAAAGCCGAGCGGACCTTGAGAGGGTCCATGTCTGGCACAGCTTCCTTGACCTTGACTTCGATGGCTTTGGCGATAGCCAGCAGCTCTTGCGGGTCGCTCTCAGTCATATTCCCTGCCTTTCAATACCAGGGCGCAAATCCATGTTTGGCCCAACGCCGTGCATAAGCTCTTCGTGCACAGTGATAACAGAATTGGCGTCCGGTATACGGAACTGCATCTGATAGGTGTGACTGTCGCGCTGGTACGCCACGTCAACTACACCGATTGACGCACCGATCCCTGCGCGACGACCTTCGCGACTGAACACCTGTTTGAGAGCGTCGATTGCCGCAGGTATGAGAAACGGCTTGAGGTCTTGGATCACTCGGTCGTAAACGCGATCAGGGAGACCTTCAATCTCAAAGCGCGACGAGACCTGTTCAAATGCCGGCGGAGGCGGACGGTCCAAGCGTGCTTGCAGTCGAGCGTTCTCAGCTTTGAGGCTCTCGTTTTCTGCCAGCAGGCGTTTCAAGTCTGTCAGCCATCGTATCACTTTCATCATGGTAGACCTACGCAACGCTGGATCGCTTCTTCCAGGTCTTTCTTCGCAACAGTGAACTTCTCACCACTAGGGCTTGTCACATGGACAAGACCCAGTACACCGTTTTGGTTCCAGTGACTTTCTACCTTCACTTCCGCGTCACTTGCAGCGGTATCCGGCCGGGCTTCATAGGCCCGTATCTTGACTTCAACCTTCATTGTTGATCCTCCGTCTTGCCCACTCAATAATGACGTTGTAGTCCCCTAGGACAGTATCAGGGACGTCAATGATAACCAATGTTTTAGGATCGCAATGCCCAATCAGATTGCTTTCTGAACAGGAACGCAGGGCGGTGCAATGGTGCACTTGCCACAAAGAACCTTCAGGAAGGTCTGGGCGCTTGTTGAACAGAACGTTATAATTTCCGTTTTCAACTCGCCCACGAATATGACTATCGCTTTCACGATAGCCAGAGAGGTACAAAGGGTTATCGCCATCTCGAAACAGCACTCGACGCTCGGCCATGTTATGTCTCCAAGTCGTCAGGGAAGTCCGACGCGCCTGCCTGAGCGACTTCGACGGCCGGTCTCGGGTCACTATCGTCTGCGACTGTCAAGCCGCCTTCCGGCTTATATGCCATGCTCCCCACAAGCCGTTTGATCGCAGGACCGAGCTTCTCGAATTGTGCGGGCGACTTCAGTTTCCCGGGTTGGTAACAGCGAGCAGCTTCAATGCCCAATTCGCTTTCCATGATTGCGAGAACGTCGCCCTCAGACATGCTTTCCCAGAACTCATCGACCTCATCCGTCAGCTCGTCAATCTCTTCACAAAAAGCACCAAACTTGCGATTTGCGCGTTTGCGAACCAGCTTGAACCCGGGGACAGGACGACCAGCTAGAAGTTCTCGTTGGATAGCCCCTTCGACGGCTTTCACATACCCGTCCATAGCGCTCGTCCATTTGCGAGCATGAGCCAAAGCTTCGCCATTCGCGGGAAGTTTGAAACCAGCTTCAGGTGGTAGGTCATTGAAGTCCGCGTCGAGCTCTTCCTGCATCTGAGCAACAAGTGCTGGACATTCACGGAACACCCCATCTTCGTCAGTGTAGGCTTTTGCGTCGCACCAGGTGCAGTGATCGCCAGCGTTGACTTCAGCGTTAGGCATCTGAGTTGCCTCAGCGGCGATACGGAGTTCTTCAGCAAATTCCATCAGTTCAGCGCGGGTGTAGTCAATCGAGCGAATAGGCCCGTCTTCGTGCTCCTTGCGAGGCTGAACGATGGTCATGCGAACACCCTCACAATCAGGGAACATGTTCAGCACGCCAGCGCCATAGATTTTCAGCTGGGAGTTGTCGAACACTTCAACCATGACGCCGCGGCCATGCTTGTAGTCAATCAGCTCTGCCCACCCGAAGCTTTCAACGGCGATGAAGTCACCTGTGCCGCCGAGTAACGGGTGAACCCATGACATATCAATCCATTGCTCGGAGAACTCTTCACGACCGCGAGGGTCTAAACGAGCACGGGAAGCTTCCACTGCTGCCACAAAGTATTCGACGGCATCAATCATGTCTTGGTCGACAATGAATTCCGCTTCTGTTGGATACTCGGCGATGGGCTTACCATGCTTGTCAGTCGATTGCGAGACGCGTTGTTCCAGGTGGGCATCATCGTTCTTGATTACGATGGTATCCCCAAGAAACTCTTCAGGATGAATTCCCTCGCTTGTGTAAATCTCACAGAGGAGGTGAGCAGCGGTGCCTTCCATCGCAAAAATAGAAGACCCGCGTGGCGCGGGGTTAAGAGCTTCAGCGGCGACAGAGCCTGGACATTTCATCCATTGCTTTGAGCCGGAAGCAGAGAGCTTCGCGTGTGCGGCCATTATTGGTCCTCGTCGTATTTGGCCCGACAATCAGGGCAGGTTTCAAAATCCAGAACCCCGTGCTCGCACGGCGTTGTCATGGCACGGACAAATGAGGCTTTCTGCTCCTCAAACATCTTGGCGCGTTCTTCAGGGGTCATCAACGCCATACGCTGCTTGGCTTTTTCCAGCAGAGCTGACAGCTCAGTGTCCATGGCGGGGTTCAGCGAGTAAGGCTTCTGCTTTGCTTGGAGCAAAATCTTCACTTCCCCCTGGCCTTCAACTTGACGTCCGTTTTCCCAGTACTGAACACGGCCAGTCTCGAGGTCCACATACGTCGCGTTGATGGCGACGCCATCCAGCTCAATTGCTGCGATATACGCCCCCAAGGGAGAGGTAGGTAAAATCTTCATTCGTCGTCGCCTTTCGTCAGTTGGGCATCAAGGTGGGCGTGGGCAAGCAACTGTGGCAGCTCAGTGACGGAAGCGTCTTCGTGCCACATTCCAATCTCAGACAGGAGTGCAATGGCGTCAGCGCAGTGATTGCCCCACAAGGTCATTTGTTTCTTGTCTTGAGCATCGGTTAGGGCGTTCAAGGTTTCCAAGTACACCGTGTCTGACAGCGTGGGCAACGGCGCAAGCTTGAAGGCGGGGTCTGCTGACATGTCTCTAATCCTTACGTAAGCCCAGATAAACTGGGAAGCGCGGCTTGTCTTTCGCGCCTGAGGGTTGATGTTTGAACTTTACAGTTGCTCCGATTAGACTGTCGCGGCTCTGCCACAAAGTAAGCCGATCTTCGGCTGTAAATCCGGTTCCTATGCCAAACGTTTCTTCGTAGTCTGGATGGGACACCCGTAGTGCGCCGAGCGTGTCACCGGGCACTTGGCCTTCGAGGGCAGTAGACCGCTCAGCTGCACCAACCGCATTGCAAACCTGCTCATTTTCATTGTGCATGAGTTCTTTCATGCCAATGATAATTCCCTCTGTGTCTTCGAACCGCTTGACCTTGCCCAGGAGATTTTGGTTGGCAGTGGAACGTCCATTCTTATGCGAACCCCACGGAGCACGAACCATGATCCCCTCGAAACCGAGGCCAACTGCCTCTGCTTCGTATGCCATAAGCTCTTCAGGGGTGTGGATCAGAACGTGCTCCACCAATCGCGCTCGAGACCAATGCCCGCTGTCAATGACCCGCTTAGCTTCCGCTAGGCGCTCTTCAAAGGGCAGGTGCAGCATGTCTCCACGGAGAAAGTCAAATACCCAGTATGTGAAGTCAGGCTCTCCGCCATGCGACATCATGCCAGAGGTGGATTTGTTGAAAGCGGTTGGGTCAGTGGGATCGCCGACCAAGAGTTCACCATCAAACGGAGGATAGAACCAGATTTGATCCCGTACAAAATTGTTTGGGATGGGCTTGAGCGTCCGAGAAGACGGTTGGTCGTTATGGATCACACATCTGATACCATCCAACTTGAATGACGCAAGCACTGGAAACTGCAACTTGCTCATGTTTTTCACAGTATATGCTTGAAGTGGTTTAGTGAAGCCCGTCATTCATAATCTCCTCATACCTTTGCTTTGTCCATTGTCCGACACAAAGCCCATCAATCTCGTTCAACAACACAGGCTCGAAGCCTAGCCGCTTGTAAATCCGTTTCATTGGGCGATAGAACACGCCCAAGCAGCTGTCGTAGTCCATGCCATCGTAGATAAACTTGGCATTGGCGAATGCCAGCTCGCGAGCGATCGTACCAGCCTTATCGTCGACGCCGACACAGAAACGGGTGACCTCGGCACAACGCTCAGGCTCCTCAATCATGCCGAGGTCACACAGGCCATCGAATTGCTCGATGGCCATGCAAGCTGACAGCACGGGCGTGAGACGAAGGGAAGCCTGATGCACTCCATCTTCGTGGAGGATCAGGTAAGCAGTAAGGTTGGGAATGTCGTACTGATCGACCTCAAATCCCCTATCGTCAACAGTCACGTCCCACTTCATGCGGTCGTGGAAGATCGCCGCCCGATCCCTGAACATCTCCTGTTGAATAGGATTGTCAAAGTCAAGCTCGCCAGCCCAAAGTTTCATCGCGTGAATGGCTCCGTTAGATTAAAGTGACGGGCGATCGCGTTGATGGCTTCATGATCCCAGCTATCTTCGCGATAATGGAATTGCTCCAACAACTCAGCAATTTTCACGTTGCCATGGCTGCGAGCCAACAAAAGGCACTTGACTTGGTGAATGCAGTCGTCCAGGGCGCGGTGATGTACGCCGGTGCGTTCGACGGTGGAAGTGTCGAAGCCATATTCGCGGTAAACCGTTCTCGTGTCGCTGTGTGACCAGAAGGGCCAGGGCATCTGAGTATTGTCTGTGCCCTCGCGAGCCCGACGATAAGCCTCGCCCAATATACCAAAGTCGAAGTCTTGGCCCTGCGCCCACACTGCGCCAAACTCTCCGCCGCAGTCGTCAGGGAGGTTCATGCGAGCCTGTTCAACAAAGCGATCCAGCTTGGCCAGGGCTTCCCATATGGGCAGAGCCGTCGATTGCTGGTCGGTGCTGAGGATAGCTTGGGCTTCAGGACTTTGATTGGACCACCATTCAACCGTGTCAGCGTCAGCTGTCATGTGCAGGATCACTTGGCTGTCTTGGTTGAGCCGCTCATAAAACATGCCCTGGCTTGGGCACTCGCCTGTCTTGGGATCAAACACGCAAGCGCCGATCGATAGGATAATGCTGCCTGGCTTCGTGCCAAGGGTTTCGAGGTCTATCATCAAATCCATTATACTTTTCCAGTCATTGCTTTAGCCAAGGATTGCCGCTTCTGTATCTCTTGATAATACGCTCTTTGATCGGCCTCCATAACCCCTATTGCTTCCTGCGGATGCAAATGATTGCTGATGGCGAGAACCTGCCATTTAGTAGGTTCTCCCTTGGTTGTGCTTTTGATCTTCTGCTCAACTTGATAGCGACCCACACCCATATGACGAACGCGGAACAGACGAGAAATGCCCGTCGAGACAACGTATGGAAACTGTTGGTCGACGTCGCCCATCAGTCGTCCTCCTTCAGCTCATCATACTTGGAACAAATGTCCTCAACAAAGCGCGAGGCAATCTCTTCTTCCATGCCAAACCCTTGAAAACGCTGCATAACCTGCGCTTCGAGAGCGTCACGTTCGCCGCCTTCAGGGAGCGCTTGGAAGTAGCCCATAGCAAGGGCAAGGTGGTGAACGACCAAGGCTGGTGCGTTTTCTTGATCGACTGGGGCGATGTCTACTTGGTATCGTGCGGACATGATAAATCTCCATTGAAGTTAAAAGATGGCCGGATCGTCGGGAGGAGGTGACGACCCGGCCCATTACAGACGTCAGGGAGGAGGTAGGCGCCTGCAATTCAAACTGGTGGAAGAGGCGGAGCAGAGGCAAAATCCTCGTCGATCAGACTTCCCATTAACCCGTCGCAGATGGCAACAACCCTAAGTAGGCGTTCTTGCGATTGCATCCTTGACATGTGGGCTTGGTGCTCTGGAATACCCATGACATGCGCGAGCCAGCAGTAGGCCTCTTTGCGTGTCATGAGCTTTTGTTTCCAGACCCGATCAAACGATTGGTGGGCTTTCTGCCTTAGCTCCGCCTTCTCCGCGACACTTAGCCACGCAAGCGCTGTGTCATCTTCACGAAGGCTTCTTCCAGGTCCGTGTCGGTGATTTCGCCCACGGCCTTGTACCCACCCCCAATCTCCGCGAGGACCTCGAAAACGGCGGGCTTGCCGTCTTTCTCCATCACTTCGCGCGCCAGGTTCCGCACATGATCGGTGCTGAGCTTGTCTGGGATTTCGATGGCGTCGCCATCTACGGGGTCTGGTTCATCAGCTTTTCCATCGCCGAGGGGGTCGTCACCGCCATCTTCTGCAGGTTCTTCTGCCGCCGGCGCATCTTCCGTTGCAGCCTCTTCTGCTGTATCAGCTTCTGGTGCTGCCTCTTCGACTTCCGGCTCCGCGGCTGCGGTTTCTTCGGCGGGAGTTTCGTCAGGGGCTTGTTCATCTTCAGCAGTCTCCGGCGTTTGTACGCCCGCAACTGCGATGCTGCCGACCTGTTCGAACTTGAAGTTGGTAACGGCCTCAAGGATACCTTCCAAGGCCGTGGCCTGGCGTTCCTCTGCAACCGCGATCCGCTCGAGACGGTCGTCGATGGTTTGGGGTTTCGTCATTTCGTTTGCTCCTTGAAAAGTGTTCAACTCGTTCAACATGCGCTGTCTGCTATCCCGGGGAAACCCGCAAAATATCTCGGGGCCCCATCAAAGCTCACGTGCGCGTACGCGCGGAATATGATGAGCGTAAGCCGGTGTTCGATATTCTATTGAACGTAATGGTTTCCCGCAAAATGCTGTCGCTGTAATGTCGTAAGGCGGACTATAGGAGAGCCACATGGAAAATACCAGAGGTTCCCTCGCTCTATCGTACGCCCGAAAAGGGTGGCATGTCTTTCCCATTAAGAAAGGCACTACGAATGCACCGAGGGTGAAGTGGGGCACTGAAGCCACCACCGACGAAACAAAGATTGGCAAATGGTGGGCTGCATGGCCCAATGACAACATCGGCATTGCCACAGGTCCTTCCAACCTCTGTGTGGTTGACGTGGACATGAAGAAAGGCAAGAATGGCCAAGCGACACTCGATAGTCTTGAGCTCGACTACGGTGAGCTCCCTCACACCTTGCGAGCTGAGACACCTTCAGGAGGGTCACACCTCTATTTCAGTGGCTCTGCTCGAACAACTGTTGAACAAGTTGGCCCTGGTGTTGATACGCGCGGATCAGGCGGCGCTGGTGGTTATGTTCTTGCTCCTGGGTCTGCGACTGACGTAGGCGAATACGAGTGGACAGAGAGCAGCCAAATTCCTGTCGCAAAGCTTCCAGACTGGTTAGGACACCTCACTGGTCGACGCGAGGACAGAGAACACCAAACAGAGGCGGTTGTCGACCAGGATCAGCCGCAGTACATTGAATGGGCTATCGAGAACCTCTCGCGGGACGCTAAGCCTGCGATTGACGGTTCAGGTGGTAACCGCCAAACCTTCAACGTCGCATGTGTGCTCCGCGAAAAGGGCATCTCAGAAGACAAGGCCAAGGAGCTCATGCTTGAGCATTACAACCCACGCTGTCAGCCTCCATGGGACGAAGCAGAGTTGTTCAAGACAGTTGAGAATGCCTTCAGTTACGCGTCAGTTGTTCCGCCGGGTGGTGACACCCCTGAGCACGACTTTGGTGATCCAGACATGCCAGACGATGAGGGCGAATATGGCCCCGCGCCCATTAACGGCGAGCAAGAAGAGCGGTATGCTGGTATCATGGATGACTGGGTTTGGGTTGCCAAAGCCAAGATGTTCTATCGCCGTTCTGATGGCATGATGTTTGACACCAAGTCCTTCGATAGCATGTACAACTTCATGCTTGAGGGCAAGGGTAGCATCTCCTCTGAAATCTTCGGAGCCAAGCGCTCCATGCGGAAGTTCGATCAATTCGACTTCCTGCCCACACGGCCGGAGTTCTGCGAAACAACCTACAACCTGTGGAAAGACCCAGGCGTCGAGGCGATTGACGGGGATGCGAGCATCTTCCTCAATCATATAGAATACCTCATCTCTGACCCACAAGAACGGGAGTACGCTCTCAAGTTCATGGCGTGGTGCGTTCAGAACCCAGCCAAGAAGCCAAACTTCGCCCTGGTGATTAAAGGCTTCGAGGGCACGGGTAAATCATTCCTCGGCATCGCACTGGAAATGATCTTCGGCGAGGCCAACACGGGCCGGCCCATGAACACTGAAATTCAGTCCCAATATAACGGCTGGGCACGAAATGTCAAGCTGGTCGTTGTGGAAGAACTGATGGCTAAGGGTCGCATCGATATGATGAACCACCTGAAGCCCATGATTACTGACCCGCGCATCTCGATCAATGAGAAGTACGAGCCCGCACAAAAGATCACTAACAACTGTGTGATCGTTGCCTTCACCAACCACGAAGACGCTCTGCCTATCTCTGACGACGATCGACGCTATCTCATCATCACATCGCGAGCGAGGCCACGACAGGACGACTACTATAAGACCCTGTTTGGATGGCTCTACGACCAAGATGGCGTGGGTATCATTCTCCACCACCTGCAGAATATGGAACTCGGCGAGTTCGAGGGTAAAGGTAAAGCTCCTCGCACCAAGTCCAAAGATGAAATGCGGGATGCCTCACGTTCAGATTGGGACGGGCAGTGGAAGCACCTCTATGACAGCAACCTGCCTCCGTTTCATGGACGCTATGTCGCAGAGGCTGACCTAATCGAAGCGCTACCAGATGGATTGCGTAACCGCCTTAGAAATGGCCGAGGCGCTGCTAGGAAGTTCCTGGTCAATGTGGTTGATGCCTATAACACTGGCGAGCAAACCCGCACCATGAACGGCCGCGTGGTTCTATGGGCTCTTGACTACCATGACAAACAAGCAGAGCGGTCTGGAACCCGTACTGGCAAGATGAGAGCGACCGTCTACAATCGAGAGATGAGTGTGGAAGCGGTTGCCGCTGCTGAGGTCGCAGTCCTAGGGGACGATTTTGATGATCTGCCGGACGACTTCCAAGACGATCCAAAAGCGACTGTTGTCTCACTATCTAAATCACGCCGTGAGCGCACAGACGGAGCACAGACGGACGTGAAAGCAGATGAAAGCGAGCAAGACGAGCCACATGCTCAAGACGGTGATCCGCTGGCATAACAGGATAACGAAACGCGATATAGCTTCATTGGAATACCGGAGCGTCTCCTAAGTCCGCAAACCCTGGTTGTTTGCTCCGGTTACTTGGCCCCGCCGCTGAATAAGCGCGGGGCCATTTT